TCTCGTATTACAGATGACAAAACTCAACAATATAGTTATGAACCTTTCGATAACCGTCCGCAATATAGAGCTTTTAATATCTATTACCGCACAGCCTAGTCTTCTAGGAGGTGTTGCATAATGGCGAATTATGTTAACCTCCTAGACATAGTTTATCCTGTTGGGTCTGTGTATATCACATTCAATTCTGTTAATCCCTCTAATTCAGTTGGTGGAACGTGGGAAAAAATTGAAGATAAGTTTCTGCAATCTTCTGGTACTAAAAATACATTAAATTCTATTGGCGGATCTTCCGTTGAAAAGCAATTGCATTTATCCTATGCAGCGTTTTGGAGGACATTGACCACACTAGACAACGCATCAGGAGATTTAAGCATAATTGGTTTTGATAGTAATAGTGCAGAAGGTATGGAGAGCACAATGACATACTCGTCTTCCCCATGGGGCCATGATGCAAATGCCTGTTTGCAAAATGGTCAAACAAATAAGTCGAACCCAACTCTAGTTCATAGATACGTCACATGGGACAATAGACCATCTTATATAACTTGTAATATGTATAAACGTACAGCGTAATAATAATTGTTCTCAATAACAAAATTAAAAAAAAATTAAAAAAACTTGGGCAGAATTGTGCAAATGATTCTGCCCATTTTTTATGTATATTAGACAAAAATATGAAATAAAAGGAGGTAGAAATTGGGCAATTCAATGTCCGTTTGGGCTAGTGATGTAACTAATTCTAGCTTCATTGTACATGGTAGATTAAACAATAATGGCTATACCTACGCGTACACTGGTTGTCGTTTCACGCTATCTGTTAACGGCTCTGATATTTATGACCAAAAATTAACTTTTTCAAAAGGTCAAAATATAGAATTTTCAGCTGGATACAATTGCGGGACATCTTCCTCTGCCCGCACATTTACCATTAAATCTTGGTGGGATTCAAGCGGTTTCGGTTATGTTGATAGCAATTCAGCTACAGCTACGGTAACGGTGGGAGCATCGGTGTCGGTGCCGCCAGCTGTTACGAATGTTAAATTAACAAGAAACTCAGATACGCAATTAACTGGAAGCTGGACCAATAACGGCAGCGGAACATCAGCAGTAACACAAAATCTAACTGATTTTTATAAAGAAACAGGCAGCGGCCACGGCCACGGCGGCACATGGACCAATCAAGTCGGTGGCACTGGTACTCGTACCAGCCAAGCTTTCACAAGTTCGGCAAATGGAAAATTTCAATTCCGAGTATCTTCTGGTAATTCTGCTGGTAATAGTGCTACACAATATTCAAATATAGTATATACGACACCTGCAACACCTACGATTTCTTCTGCTGTTGGACTAATTTATCCTTCTGCCGGCAGTCTAAATTTTTCAGTAGATACAAGTGCAGCCAATTATCCTTCTGGTAAGATAAATTGGCAATATTCCACCAATGGAGGGTCAAGTTGGTCAGCCACACAAACAAGTAGTAGTCCCGTTGTATCAGTCTCTTCTGCCGAAAGCACATATAATAGCTTTATTATGGGATTAAAGTCCAATAGTAACTGCTATGTCAGAGCACAATGTTACAATGCAGACAACACTTTGGCTTCTGGTTGGAGTGCGGCTAAAAAAATTGAAGTTAAAACGCAACCGATTTGCTATGTAAATCTGCCCGCTGGGGCAACATTAAAAGGTATATATATCAATAAGGGTTAAATTTTAAGAAATAAAAGGAGTATAAATGAGAATTCTAAATGAAAAAGACGTAGAGATTCAAGAATCTGATGTAGATACCGATAAGGGCTATTTAAAATCAGACAAAATTTTTAAAGTTCATCACGACGAACAAGCTGAGATTCTTGAGCAAAAACACTATGGGGTTAGTCGTTTTGTCTTTACTGATGGTACTGATATGGCTATTGAATCAAATGAAGACCCACACGTTAAAGTCATTGATGACCAGACAGGTATCTTTGAATATGTTGACCAAGGAGAAGGTAAAACTTATTTTGGTGCTGACGTTAAACAGGTTATCGACCAAGAGCATATCGAACAAAAAGATGCCTATGATGAATATGAAGATATTCAGCGCTATGTTCTATATACGGAACAGGAACTAGCTGACCGTGCGGCGGCTGCTGAAAAACAGAAAAAGCAAAATGAATTTATGGAAAATGGCCCAGACCAGCTTGATGCAAATACTACCTCTATTGGTGATTTGACTGTTATGCTATCTGAAATTGTTGCGGGGAGTGATGAATAATGGCAGTATCAACTATGGCTTTTAAAATCGTTAAGTCTGCGGTAAAGATTCGTCTAGACCGTGGTGAGACTCTAGATGAAATTATGGAATCTTATCCCAAACTTTCAGATGCTCAGGCCTCTGAACTTCGTGAATTCTATAAAGATTATACTCCAAAGGAAAGTGAGTAAAATATGGACTTTATTCTAGGTGCTATTGCTTGTGCTTGCGTGGTTATTGTTGTAGGTATAATCAAGAAAGGTGTCATCAATCGTTTCCGCAACATCGAAACAGATATTGATGACCTCAATGAACTAGTTTCCGAAATCGTTTCAGGGAGTGATGAATAATGGCACGTCCCGTAAAAGGTGTTTCCGCGCTCGCTTTTAAAATTGTAAAGAAAGCTATTAAGATTCGCATCGATCGTGGCGAAGAGCTTGATGAAATTCTTGAATCCTATCCTAAACTTTCTCAGTCTCAGGCTGATGAAGCATATGAAGAATTCAAGGATTATAAATCTGAATAGGAGATATAATGTTTGACCTTTCAGTCATTTCAACTTACCTTGTTCCTAGTGTAGTTATCCTATGTCTTCTGGTTGGCTACATCCTAAAGAACTTGATTCCAAATGATTCTATTAACCGTTTTATTCCTCTTATCGTAGGTGTGCTTGGTGTTGCCGCTACAGTATTTACTGCCGCAACAACAGGTGCCGCGATTACTGTTGATGTTGTAGTTGCCGGGCTAGCAAGTGGATTATCTAGTACAGGTTTATTTGAAGCATATAAAAATCTTATTAACGGTTCCAATAAAGAATCAAAATAACGCAAAGTAAAGGGAGCCTTATGGCTCCCTTTTTTATTTCCAATAGAAAGGAAAATATATGGATTGGAAAAATATTCAAGCCGATGTAACTAAGATTCTTCCTTGCGACTATACTGCTGGTCGTGAAGGTGCAAATATTACTGGTATCACCATTCACCATATGGCTGGTAATCTTTCTATTGACCAATGCTATAATCTTTGGTCACGCTCTCAAACAAGCGCCCACTATGCGGTTCAGTCCGATGGCAAAATTGGTCAAATGGTAAACGATTGGGATACTGCTTGGGCGTGCGGCAATTGGTATGCGAATACCCACACTATCTCTATCGAACACGCGAACAATGCAAGTGGTCCTTGGACGGTATTCCCTGCCGCCATCGAATCTGGTGCGCATCTTGTCGCTGCTTTGTGTCTATATTATAACTTAGGCCGTCCTCAATGGCTCGTAAATGTGTTCCCACACAAGCACTGGTCGTCTACTCAGTGCCCGGGAGAGCTGGCGGGTTCCCAAAATGCCGAATATATGAATCGCGCACAGGAATGGTATGATGCCATGAAGAGCGGTACAGAAGCCGCTCCTGCACCGTCCAACAATACTCCCACGCCTGCCGCGAATCCTACCAATAAACAGCCACAGGGTAAAGCTCTAGTTAATGTCCATTATGCCCTTCGTTCGCTCAATGGTGGTTGGCTTGATACAGTAACCAATTTCAACAACAGTGATGATAATGGCTATGCTGGTGTTCCTTGCCAAGAGCATGATTATCTATGCGCTTGGGTAGACCGTGGCACACTTAAGTATCAGGTTCACACACAGCAAGACGGTTGGCTTGATTATATTGACCATGGCGATAAGAACGACCTTGTGAATGGTTGCGCTGGTATTGCTGGTCATGCTATTGATGGTGTCCGCATGTATTATGTCACTCCAAATGGTGAAGAATACAAGCAGGTCTACTATCGTTCACAAACTGTTGACCGCGAAGGTTGGCTAAATTCCGTATGCGATGATGGCTCAACATATGGCGGCGATGATTATGCTGGTATCTACGGTGAATCACTAGACCGTCTACAAGTTTGCATCTCTGACGCTTCACCTTTTTAATTCACATTAAAACTCTCTAAATAAAATAAGGGGTTACTCGTAATTGAGTAACCCCTCTTTTTTTTATGGCCATTTTACACAACCTAAAAAGCACTTTCTTCTTTTTTTAATTCAATATTTGCCGCACATCCGATACAAATTGCATCTGCGGCATCGCTTGATACTCCTTTTTTGTATTGCTCTTGGATAAAATCAATTGCAGCTTGTTTCTGCTCTACTCTTTTGCGGCCCCATGTGATATTATATTTATCTTTTAAAACACTTCGCCAGTGCGAAGGAGATAAACAAATAATATCAATATCATTCTTTTCTGTCCAATACAAAATCATTGCTTGAATGTAGGCCAATGTTTTATATGTTTTAACATTTCCCATTTGAAGTTGAATATCTTCATACGCGATAATATCAAAATTGTATTCTGTGAATAATTCATCTAAATGTTCAAGAAATTGGGTGAGTCGCTTTCCCAATGTCTGATTTGATTTGATTTCAAAAGTGCCATAATTAATTAAATTACCATTTTGAAAAATTGACCACCCACTGACTTTAGCTGCTTGGTCTAAACTTAAAATCTTTATGCGGCATCACCTACCATTTCACGCTTATTTGCGAAGAGTTTGGCGAATAGAACAATCGTTGACATATTGCCAACACCTCCTGGTACTGGCGTTACGTAATTACACACAGTGGTAAGAGAATCGTAATCACCATCGCCGCACACTTTTCCATTTTCGTCTACATTGATTCCAACATCAATAAAATCTGTTCCAATACCATCAATGTTATCTGCTGACCAATATTTCGGCTTACCAATAGCAGAAACAATAATATCTGCATGTTGAAAATTATTGTAAGAATTTGAATAAAAAGATTTTGAATGATATAGAGTTACTGTACAATTTTGCTGAGTAAGTAGCTCCGCCAACGGTCTTCCAACTCGCATTGAACGACCAATAACTGCAACATTCAACCCCTCTAGATTGTCGAACCTCTCTTGGATAATTTTCAAACAAGCAACAGCTGTACATGGTGCTTTGCGGTAAGCTAATGGGTCATGACTTCCATATAGTCTACCAACGCTTTTATAAGATAGCCCATCAATATCTAGTCGTGTAGGAATCATATCATATAATGCTTGCGTTGCTTCACCATAATCTGAAAGGATAATAATACCATTACAATCAATATTATGTATCCATTCAATGATTACCATTGAAACTTCTCGCGGCTTATCGCATTGCCGCATAACGATTGTGCATTGATATTTATTTCCTAAACGGTTTAAAGAGCGAAGATAGGATTGTGCCCCTTTATCTCCGCTCTTATAAATGATACATAATGTTGGACAAATCTTTCCGATAAAAGGCGTAATTGCAACTGTCTCTAATTTTTCTATTGCCGATTGGATTACTTTGTCCATATAATTTCCTTAAACTCCTGTGCTGCCGAAACCGCCACGTTTTCGCGCTGAGAGGTTATCTACAGAAGTGAAATGCAGCAGCGGCTGTTTATTCTGAATGCGAAATTGGCAAATGCGAGTGCCTTTAGAAATAGTAATAGAGCGAGTTGCATACGCTGGAAACATCCAAATATCTGAATCAGATGCAAAAGAATTATCAATAATCCCAATTCCATTAGCCTGAAGAATGCCATATCGTTTAAAAGTAGAAGAGCGTGGCGCTAGAATGGCTTCATAACCGTCTGGAAGTTTGCATGCAAATCCAAGAGAAATAAGTTTAAACTCACCAGGTTGCATCGAGACATCTTCTGCGATATAGGTATCAACCCAATCTGACCCATCTTTCTGCTCTAGCGCAGGAGACTCATAATAATGGATTTTAATATCATGATTATAACAAGTATTACTACTAAGCAAAAATATCATCCTCGCTATCATCGTTATTGGTAGAAAGCATAGACTCTGCCGCGTATGGCATATCTACATCAAAAATAGGAATCGTAGGCTCTTTAATATCGTTAACAGTAAAAGTAGCTTTCGTATCGAAATACGAATCTACAACTTCACCCTTTTCCTTAACTAGCTTTTCAGTATAGCTAAATGCGGACAGTGAATATCCATCTTTTTGTGCTTTTTCTTGTAGCTCTTCTCGGAATTTCACAACATCCTCAATAGTTTCAACTCGATACTCTGTAGTATTCTTGATTACGAAATGACGCATTTAAATTCCTTCCTCGATAACTGGCAGATTTGTAAGTCCTTTAACCATACTGATAATATTACCGATATAAGTCTTAGGCCCTAGTACGTAGATTTCTTTAATATCGTATTTATCATCTAAATACTGGTTGAATGTTTTTTCAAAATCTGGTTGAAAACAAAGCTGCTGTGAACTTACCTCTTCGTCATCACTTTGTACCATAAATTTAATAGCTGCCGCGGGGAACGCCGCAACAATCAGTTTATTCATTATTCCACCTCAATCACAAAATCACTTGCTTCAAAAAGCATAAACATATAGACTTCATTTGTCTTATATTCTTTAATCCAAATTTGATAACAGTCTTCTGCGTGCTGATATTCAATATCAAGAACACGCCCACGAGGAAATAGACATTCTTTTAAGTCCTGAATCATCTTATCGAAGTTAGGCTCTTTCAAATTGAATGTGGTGTAATAATGAAGTTCATTATTAAGTAGCATATAATAATGAGACTTATAATGTGTGGATAGCCAAGCGCCCACGTTGACAAACATCTGATTAACTTTATCTGCCGTCGGCGGCGTGATTTTGGCATACATCTGCTTATTTAGTGAATAATTGTCTAATTCAATATTAGCCATATATTTCCTTTCTCTTCTTTATATTTATATTATATCATATTAAATGCCAAAAGTCAAATAAAAAAGAGGGATAGAAAATAATCTATCCCTCTAATAATTTAAACGTCCAAGAGCACAATGTCATTTGCCGCAATTGTCTTTTTTAAATCAATTACTCGTTGATTTGAACTACCTTTAAAAGCCAATGTTAAATCTTTCTTCTCTTGGATAAAAGGACCATCCACAAGAACGTCCGCAAGTTTGAGAATTGGCTCTAGATAATAATCATCTTTATTCTTTTTGATTCTCTCTTGGAGTTGTTCATAAGTATATCCTGTATAAATCCAAATTTTAATATCTTTGCGGACAACCTTGATATTCTCTAAAAGAGATAATAATTCTTTTAGATTAACTGTCTCTAATGGTTCTCCGCCAAGAGCTGAAAAACGTTCAATCCATTCCGGTTGAATCGTTTTGAGAATTTTATTCTTTGCATCTGAATCATATTCATACCCGCTATTAAAATCCCATAGCTCTTGGTTATGGCAATTTTTGCAATGAAAATGACAACCAGATAAAAAGACGCTAGCTCCAATACCAACGCCATTGCTAATGTCCATTGACCTTATTTGAAAATATCTCATTTTTCACCAATCTCATGGTCATCGATATGCTTATATCGAGAAGCAATCTCTTGAGTCTTACCATCGTTCCAGAAGTTAACTCCCACATCTTTAATACCCCTATTTTCATAGTATTTCAAAGGGAATAGACTATACCTTTTATTTATATAATTAAAAATATAAATAATCTCCATTATAGTCGTTGAACGTCTTTCTTATTATATAAGAAATTTCGCTGCGGATTACCTAATATTTGACGATTTTACCTTACCTTGGTCATTACCCTTGCCACTATTATATCACTATAATAGCTTGGTTGTCAAATCTCTAAAGGTGTTCCCGCAATTTAGAAGATTTTATGTGAGCCTGTTTAATTCGTTAACCCACAAGTACGTGCAGCGACGTCCATCTTGTCTGTGTCTGTATTACCGCAGTTAGAGCACTCCCACCACGTATTCCCATCGGTGTCTTTATGTACATCAATAGTCTGTGACTCGCCGCAAACGTGGCAATAGGAAGTCTTTGTATTAATCTCACAGTACATGATGTTATTATAAATACATTCTAGAATTGGATACAGAACGGAAATATTCTTAGATACATCTGAACTTTCTACGTAACTTAGGCAACCTCCGACAGAATACTTCTGGAATTCGCCTTCAAGTTCAATCTTGGAGAATGGGTCAATTGGTTGAGAACTCGGGATGTGATAAGAATTTTCAAAATACTTCTTGTTTCCAAATAGTTTCTTAAACTGGTCTGGATAACGTTCTTTGGTCTTAATCGCAAACTTGTAACATAATGATTCTGCTGGGGACGCATAAAGCGAATACCCTACGTTCTCTGCTTGTTTCCATTCTTCACACTTGTTTGTCAAGAACTTGAGAATTCGTAACATCAGCTCTTGTCCGTTTTTGGTGAAATTATCTTCACCAATGAGAATCTTAACTGCTTCGTTTCCTCCATTGTATCCAAGCGAGACTGTAGCATATCCATTGTGAACTAGCTTGTCTAGAGTCTCGTCTGGATCTAGTCTAGCTAAGGCTCCATCAACCCATAAGATTGGAGCTACGCCAGCTTTTGTTTTTGAAAGTCTATCAACTCGAACTTTTAGACCTGTGTGACAAATTTCAGCTCGTTCATCCAGTAATCTGAAAAAGATTTCAAGAAGATGTTCTTGAGATTTATCCCTGTCATATTTAAGTTCTTCTTGTGCGGCGAAAGCTGTATCTGGAAGATTCAGACTAGAAACGCCGCAATTGAATCGTCCATAATATTTTGGTTTGCCATCTTCATCTAAATATGGAGATAGGAAACTTCTACAACCCCATGAATATTCTATACAAAACGCCACTTTTGTATACGTTCTCTTATGAACTGCTATATGTTTACATATAGATTAGACTATATCATATTCTTATTATTATAAGAATTTTTACATTTCGGTTATCTGTCGCTTATAACCTACGTCACATAAGGACTAGTCGTTAGGCTTTTATAGATATTGAATACTTTTAATCCCTCTGTTTAAATATCCTTTTGTTTTACTATTATAAACAACACCCTGTTCATTGACCAAATACCATGACCAATTAGGTATCTTTTTCACATATAATCACCTCCACATTTTCAGGAGGTTTCTTCAACATCTATTCTTAGCACGGTAAGTTATCTATATTTTTATAGACTTTCTCCGTTTAGAAAAATTTGCTATCAATATCACTATTGAAAGGCACAGTTAATTAGTTTATGCAGGGGAAACAATGACCTTCGCCATTTGCATCTACCTTGATTTGCTTCATCACTTTCTCGCTGATATAATCAGGAGTTAAGCGTTTAGCAGAACATTCAACCGCTTTCTGAGTTACATGCCAGTATTTAGTACCTGGCTTATAATTATCCTCTTCAAGAACATATAGTAGCTTAGGAAAAGCCTGAGTAACATATACACCTTGGCGATTCGGCATACCCTTTTCTCTCTGTTTTAGAAACTCTTTGATAAGAAGAACAAGTTCTTCTTTATATTCTTCTGTTTCGCCGATATACATAAATAAAGAGCAAAAAGGCGCCTGGCCGTTTAATGTAAACAGCGTTGAAATTTGATAATTAAAAGTTTGTACCGAATCTGCAATTTCTTTTTTTAAATCTGCAAGTGCAAACTTTTCTTTTAGTTCATCTGAAATATCTTCATTTTTATACTTGTTTTTGAAGATATTGTAACTATCACGAACAAAAGGAGCTAAATGAGTTAGTGTGATGGATTCTCCACCATAAGAATTAGCTGCGACACTAGCCATAATCTGCGTAGTTACAGTCATAGCTGTTAAAAGACGATGCGGCTTATTGATGCGCACATTATTAATAACCGTGCCATTTTGCAGCATATCTTCTAGATTGATAAGGTCACAGTTATGAAGGGTTGATTGTGCCATATAATCCATATCATGTTGATGGCAGATACCAGCATCATGAGCTTCAATGACTTTTTTAGGGAAAATATAATTGCGAGCAATATCTGTGCTTGTAATACCAGCTAGATAATCTCGTTGTACCGTAACAAGTTTAGCATTTTTATTGCTGTTCTCTGTAGCCCAATAACTTTCTGGGTCATTTTTAATCATATCAAGAATTTCAGCGTCATTGTGTTTCTGACGCGCGAGTTGGTGCTCATAACGATAAATCATATAAGATTTAGCGACATGCGGATAATCTCCCATGAGCAATTCTTCAACCGCATCTTGAATCTCTTCAACAGTCATCTCATCATGGAAATATTCCGCATCTTGAAAATCTTGTGCGACATTTTTTGCTACGGAATGACAATCACTTTGTTCCCATCCAAGAGAATCAGAAACATCACGTGCCGCACGATAGACCGCATTTTCAATCTTAGACAAATCAAATTTTACTTTGCTTCCATTTCGTTTTGTAATATATCTAGTCAATACTTAATCCTTTCTCTTGGTGAATAATCTTTAACATATCTTCAATATTTGATTGTAAAGGATAACGGTTGATTGATGTAGAACTCGCGGCAAATTCTTGTTTAACCATATCAACATACATTGTGCTTCTACCATCTTCGCCCATATAGAACTGCTTGAATTCTTCTGGCGTCATCAAAGATTGTACATCGATTTGCTGTAACGCAAGATTATCAAATGAAATATTCTGGAACCATTTCTCTTCAATCATTCGCGGCAGAGTATTTTGGATATATGCTTGATTGGTTTTAATGTCTTCACCAGCTTGCATTAAATAATTTGTTCCACGTCCAAAGTTTTTATATCCAAGAATCAAGATTTTTAAATTATGGTGCGCCAAAGACTCTAGCTCATCTTTTGTAACAATTCCATTGATTACATGGACAACAATATTTGAATTACTCTTGGCCGCATCGATAAATTGTTTACTTGCATGATTTAAAGAAATACCGATACCATAAATTAATTTTTTGTCCGATAGCTCTTGAATAAAAGGAATATCCTGCATAAAATGCGTTTGATTAACAGTAATGGATGGAATAAGTTTCAATTTTCGGCACTTATATAGGAACTCTTCCAGGTCTGGATGTGTCATAATGTCTCCACCACCACAAGCTATTTGAGTGTATGGATGAAGTGAATCGATAAAAGACTTAGAAAGTAAATCACCATGCAACCCATCTTTTGTTGACTTTTCATGGCAATAAGGACACCCTTTATAGCACCTATTCGTAATTTTAATATCCATTGAATCTGGAAATTTTGGCCGCAATTCATCATCTTTTGTATAACGAATCATTGTACCATCATTTAAATTAAGCATTACTACATAATTACCATTTTTATATTTTACAATATTAATGTTTTTATCCATCATATCCAAAAAGTCCAAACGCTATCATTTCATCGCCAGATGGAGAAGTAAATTCTTGTTCATAATATTCTAAATCATATATACTCTCAAAATCATCATAAGACATAATTCCCAAATCAAAGCGTGCATCTCTACGCTTTTTGTTAACGTCATATGCATCCTCATTCATTTTATCAAAATAGGCGTCATGAAGCATATTTGTATCAATGGGATGATACCATCTATTGCCTTTATACTTCTGCTCATAGATTGGCGCATATTCATCTAATGCATCTTGTACTTCTTCTTCTGTATAGATTTGACTTTGATGTTCTGGTAATAATTTTTGAAAATCATTTGAATAGGTATCAACAATATATGCTTCTCCATGACGAAATTTCCTAAATTCATCGCTTGTGCATATATTTAACGTATGCGTTGAAGATGAATTCGTTTCAAATACACTTGGCCGCACTTGAAAAATCATATGTTATCCTTTCTATATAATATAAAAATTCAATTATGTGATTATAACTATATTGTCCATGCATTAAAATGGATATTATTTACACATTAACTCATTTACGCAATATTCAACGTAAAGGTTATTCACGATTTTGCATACTGGATTTTTCACTTTTTTCGTTTTTATCCAAAGATAATTATCATGCGCTCTCGCACCAAGTCCAAACCATACATCAAAGCAATACTTATCTCCGAAATCATTATGGTCGGTCCAAGCTCTGCGCAAATATTCAAGTTTGAATTTATGCTCACGTTTATACGAACGTATCATTCTGATAATGAATGGAGTATCTAGATATACATAAATAACTGTATATCGTCTTCCATATGAACTCAACGAATGAACGCCTTGCGGATTAAGTACGCAAACATTGACACTATTTTTTTTAAAAGAATTGACAGATGTGCCATAGTACCAATCACGGAATTCCGCACATTCAAGAAATTCATGGTTATGCTTTTTTTGCATAAATTCCATAGAATTTATAAAATGATAATCTTCGCCATCAACTTCTCCTTCTCTCGGAGGACGTGTGGTATATGATACAACTTTATTTACTGGAACATTCTTAGACTTATAATACTTTACAATTTGATTCTGCGTATAATTTTTTCCAGATGCAGACTTGCCGCAAATCGCTATTACTATTGGTTTCATTTTACCTCTCAATAAAAATATAGGAGCAAACCTTTTCTGTTTACTCCTATATTATATCAAAATATTATTCAATTGTCAAAAATTTTATTCTTCACCATACCGTCTATTTGTCATTTCAATAGTACCATCAGAATTGATTTGAGTGATTTTATATAACTGGTGCTGTGTTTGGCCTTTGCGTTTATATGCTTTTAAAATGAAAGTATCACCACGCCTAAAACCATTGCAAACTACTAAAGTACCACGCTGAAAAAATCCTTGTTCCATAATTTTTTTTGAACCATCTGGCTTAATCTCACTAATACGTTTATTGTATTGAGAAAAGTATTCTTTAGACATTTTTACGTTAGCAATTCCTCCAAGAGTAGCTAAAGTAATCTGTGAATGTAATTCATCTTTTGCGATAACAGTCCCGGCTATGCGGCAAGTCTTAAAAATAGGAATATCTATATCATTACGTTTAAAAGTATAATCTACAGTCGGGGTTTGCGGCAAATCGTTAAAAGATACAATATCATACATATTCATTTTTACATGAGATAATTCATGCTCATGGTAATACATGCCTAATGATTCCATTTCCCAATGAGAAATCGAACCAGCCGCATATTTATTCCATGCATCTTGGTCCATTTTACCATTTAGTTTATTAAGTAGTTCTTGTTGATTCTCAATGATATAAGATTTTGCCGCACTCATTACCTTATCATATTCCTTTTTCCATACTTTTTTGTTAAGACATAATTGGTTGTCTATTGGCTCAATCATATCTTCATCAAAAAATTTGATAAAGAATTTATAATATACATCATGTAGCGCAAAATATTCCGAATTAAATTTGCAATCTTTTTTTAATCCTTTATTAAAATTAAAAACTCGCTTTTGAATAATTAATCCTTTTGGAATTAAATTATTTTCAATTAAGGCATTAAAATTCTGTAAAGTCAATTTCTTTTTAGGGTTAGTTGTAGTATGAAGATACTTCCGCATAATATCTTTACGTCCCCCAAAAGAATCAAAAGCACCAGACTTAATTAATGATACCATAACAGTCTTATTAACTTTTGTCTTTCCTTCAAAATCTTCTAAAGACTTATAAGGGCGGTTTTCAATAATTTTTAAAGCAACTTCATTGCCTACCCCTTGAAGCCCGCCAAGACCATAATGAATTACATTATTGTCTGCATCTGGTGTAAAAGAAAGCTCTGACTTATTTATGTCAATAAGTGAAATTTTAATTCCTTCATTTTTCATCTTATTAACTGCTCGTGCGATTTTATTGTAATCAGATGATTTGTCATCCAAACCGGCAATCGTACCGCTATCGACAATAAGATTTGCACAGTTCCAAAAAATGACTGGAAATCGGAACGCTAAATTCATTTCTTGAAGGGCCACTAATGAGTACGCTAACGTATGTGATAAATTACGTTATAAAATAACTGACTATTTCTTACGCTTTTTACCCAAGAGCCACTTGGTAAGCGCACGCTGTTTCCATCTACGTATCAATAGTAAATGTACTCTCGGTCTAACCCAAGATAGTCGATACAGCATTATTTGAAAAGATTATTCCATGTTTCTCTATTTGCCATTAGGTTATCTCGTAAAGGATATAAGAACCTATCATCGTAACGATTGCGGCCAACGTTAATTGCTGTAAAGGTTGATTTTGATTTATTGTATTTTTTCCCTAATGCTATCATAGATATATTAGTAAACAATAAATCATGTATAGCTTTTTTACCAAAATCTATATCAGCACACGCTTTATAACATAACGGATAAGTTTCATCATCTCTGTGCCACCTATGGCCAGAATTTATTTCACTCAAATATCCTTTACTAATATGATACTCGGCAGCAATATCATCATAATATTGTCCATTTTTAATTGCTTGAATAATTTTATCTTGTATTGCTTTTGAGTAACTTGTTTTGTTCTTACCTAACGGATAATCTAATTTTTCGTTATAAAAATTTAAGCCAGAAGCTATGTTAGATAAAAAAGTGTTTGTCAAAATTGGATATTTTTGATAAATTTCAAAATATGCATATCCATCTACTAACATTTTTTGAATATCTGTCACTTGCTCTATGGTAAATACTTTACTACAAGCAACCCTTTCTTCAAAAGTTTTCGGATGCGGCATTTTGCCACTCCCGCCTATTTTAATATTGTATCCATTTTGGCTAGTTAATGATTTATAATATGCAATAAAGAAAATTTCTCTTTCGTCTACATATTCTTGTCCTAAACTGTCGTCAATTTCTTCTACAATTTCAAAATTAAAATTATTCCATCCATATTTTCTAATAGCATTGTGAAACGCATTGGTGTAATCAGGTGATTTAGGATTATAAGCCGTAGATTTATGTCCACGTTTACGCTTCTCGATATTATTTGTTTGTCCTATGTATATTTTATCATTAATTTTATTTGTAAATTTATAAATATAATGCATTTCCCCTCCCCTCATATAAAATAAATCTTTTCAAATTTTGCCACGAGATTTTACCCTCGTTAGCCTTATATATTCTTCATTGGCTAAAAGTTAGAATTATAATTATATAAGACCATATTGATAAATATTTTAGCGTGTAGGGTCCAACGTCTCAAACCCATATCCTCGACTTGTAGCTACGCATACATTCCAAACGTAGTTACATAAGTTTTTACTAAGGTGTCGTTCGCGTACTCTTTCAAAGTATTCTTTTTCGCATTCTTTATATGCTTCAGGTTGTTTCTTTGCCACGGATTTGCGGAGTCTATCGGCGAAGTTTAGATCAAAACCACCGCATTCAGGTATTTGAACCAACATCATAAACCTTTATACCCCTGCTTTCGCAGTATTTGTTAGGGAGTAGACTATACAATCAACTTTCGTTGTCTCCATTATAGTCGTTGAGCGTTTCTCTGTTCTAGAGACTTCGATGCGTCTGGTTACCCAATCCTTAGTGATTTTACCATACCTTGGTCGCTAACCTTGCCGCCAATACATCCCTGTACTGGTTTGGTTACTAAGGCTCTAAGGGCTTTCCCGCAATTTAGGAGATTTATAGAGCGCTTTATAATTTTTATATTAAATAAAATTTTTCTTTTTTTTCGAGTTAAAAAGGAATCAAAATATTCACCTCCAATCTTTTAATTCCTTTTTAACTTGTTTAGGTTGTTAACGCTCTTGCGACTCACAGATTCCGTATGAGATTTTCAGAACAGGTTCTAGAATCTTTTGTTCCTGTTTTGTTAACCCGTAATCGTCCATTTCTTGGTACCATAAAGATATATCTTTTTTAAACCTTGCGTATTTTTCAAGCGGTTGCTCCGCACCTTTTTCTTGTGCCATTAATCTGATTACACTATTTAAAGTAGCCAAATCGTCTACTGATTGCGGATGCGTTAATGCAATCCCCTGTACGCCACTTGACTTTTCCATCTGGAAACATGATTGAATTTTATGGTTCCAAAGCATTTCCCACATCTTAGGGTCATTACGTTCTATCTTATAAATACCAATAGCATTCTCATACGTCTCTTTTAATGTAGGATATTGCTTCAAATAACCATACTTGCAAAGTAATTCCAAGCATATTTGAATTTTATCCATCGCTTCAACAGAAAGTAGGTCGTACTTAATAAGTGATAGTTTTTCAAGGTCATGTAAGTCAAATTGACTAATAATTGTACCATCAGGTGCTCGCATAAGTGCTGCGGTATTGGTAAACGGTTCATCTACAAATACCAGTCCACCTGCGTGTATCCCCGAACGGCATACCAAACCTTCAATTCTAGATGCAACTTTCCATAGTTCTGAACGCTGCTTCATTTCTTGAACAAATGGAACAACAGGTTTCATACCTTCTTTATCGTCTCCATAATAACACTGATGAAGAGAACGAATAAGTCCACGGTCAGAAGGAACCAAAGAAGCAATATATTGTGCAATATTGTTATCAATTCCTAGACCACGCGCGGCCGTTAAAATTGCTGATTTAGTTTTTTCTTTTCCAAGAGTAAGTACGTTACAAACCCTATCTTCACCGTATACATCACGAAATTTTTGAAGAATTTGTCCTCGCCGCAAACCAGACACATCTATGTCAACATCAAGGACAGACACTCGTTCAGGGTTGAGGAATCGCCAAGGGTATACTTTTGTAGTTTCTCGAAGTGCATTTATCTGGATGATTCCCAGTACATAAAGGATTAAAAAACCTCCGCCAGAGCCTCTTGAACAGCCGACAATAGACCCTGCTTCCCAAATGGTATCAATAATTTTCTGTAAATTTAGAAAATAAGATGACCAATGCGCATGATTAACAAGAGAACTTTGCCATACTGAATCAAGTTCTAGATTGATTTCATCGTATGCGGCCTGATTTTGTAAGTCTTTTTTCTCTTGAATACCTTGAAGGATTAGTTTGCCAAGCAAATGGTCGCCTTCAAAATCAGATTCAAGAAGGTATTTTAGATTTGGAATTTTATCTTGAAAATCTCTAACTTGCTGCTCAGTGATATAACTATCTTTCCATGGAAGTCGAGGAATTTTCAATGGTTTTTTAAGATTATAATCCTCACACTGATTTTTAATACATTCAATGTTTTTATATGCCGCGTATATTTGGTCTTTTGTCATATAGTTAAAGAAAGATTCAAGCTCTTCTGTACCCATCAAATAAGTTGTTGCATAAAAATCAGAAACCTCACGCTCTCCGTTTTGTGATTTGAGATAGGCTTCATGAATAAAGGCTTCATCTTTCTTTAAATAATGCGCATCACATGTAATAATATATGGAATATCTAACTTTTCAGATATTTTTAAAAACATCTTATTTACAAAAATCTGTTCTGGATTATCAGACGGTTGCATTTCAAGATAAAAGTTACCTTTTCCAAAAATATTTTGAACATATTTTAACCATTTAATTGCCTGATTAAAATATTGTCTATCATGCGTGTTCATATACTTTACAAGTAACTGTTGGCAAAATCCACCGAGACACGCTGTTGAAGCAATTATATTACCTTGGTTTGGTTTAATAATATCAATCAAATCTTGATAGTATGTAGGTACTCGCCGCATACCGCGTGCCATATAGGAGCGCATCCACGCACGAGTAGAAATTTCACGAATCTGTTGGTGCCCAGCCGCATTTTTTGCCAATAGAATGAAGTGATAATATTTATCTTCTTCTGGATTATAGTTTTCATTATTTAAACCATCGCGGCAAAGATAAATCTCATTACCTAAAATCACCTTAAAATTAGGATTATCCTTTTTGCGTTTTTCGTATGCTTCTTGTATCTTTACCGCATTTGCAACCGTTTCATGTTCAGTATATGCAATTACGTCTTGCCCTAATTCAAGTGCATAATCCATAATGCCTTCTACAGTATTTATTGAATCTCTAAGTCTAAGGTTCGAAAAATCAGTGTGGTTGTGTAAGCTCCCGGGATATTTTGTGAACTTTTTATGTTCCATTTATTCTCCCTTTTTCTGTTCCTTTTCAGCACGCTCTTTCGCTTTTTGCTTGCGGCGTTTTGCTCCTGCTTTCTTGCCTTTTTCTTTCACCCAATCAATTTTTTTGTAGTCATATTTCTCAGACCATTTTTCAAAATCTTCCTGCGTAAAACAATTTACAAGTTCTGGTACTCCACACTGAATCTCTTTTTTCATATAAGCGCCTTTTTGCCGACCTGTCATTTCATCGGGAAGAACTTCGCCTGTCAGATGTTCGTAATTCAAATTCCAATTAAAGCGACTCATTTTACGTGTAGGCATACCTACTTCTGTTGTATAGCGACATTCTTTATTATAGCAAGTTGAATACCACTTACTGTTCTTTTTAAAACCATTCACGTTATGCCGCCCGCATACAGGACATTTCGCCATTCGCATAAAGTTACTCCTTTCATTTAGGACCTTTTATAAATATATTATAACATAAAAAAGCCCTCTAGTCAAATAAAACTAGAGGGCTAACGACTTATTTATTAATAATGTGTAAATTCAATTGTATTATCATCATTAGTAAGATGGTCATATATATCTTTCTTTTTTAGTTCATCTGTTGGTTTGATGTTATTAGGCTGCTGACGCATAATATCATCCATGTAGCTTTCAACCATCTCCCAATCACTATAAATATCAATTTTATCAAACTTCTCACGAATAAGACTGTCCACGATAATATCATAACGTACAGCCTTATATACAAGATTCTTCAACTCAGTTTCTTCAATTAAAAGTTTCATTTAAAATATCCATTCATCTTCATTTTCTTCTAATTCGAAATCATCAATTAAAATTTGCGGCGTAACGTTTAAAGCATATTCCCAATGAGTATTATGTGTTTGAGAATACGTGCCTTTACAACACATACTAATAGAGCCATGTGGAATACCAGTTTCTTTTTCTGCTTGCCTTGCAGATGGATATATAATATTTGTTTCTAAACATTTTACTGGAATTCCGTTACTATGCGTCCCATACATAGGATTTTTATTACCAGTCATATCTAAACTATGTTGTTTCTTCCATTCTTCTGTATGTGGTGGCCGACTATAGTCGGGGTCTAAGCGCATTCGTTCAAGTCCCTGCATCATTTTTATATGATGTTGCTTTCCTTCTTCGGTTTCCATAAAATTTTTTGCCCATTCTTTTCTTCTTTCGCGCTCTTTTTCAGTACAATTATATCCACAAATACCTTCTCCACCGCTTGTAAGATTATATTGGTCTTTATCTATAAAAGTTTTAAAATAATTTATCCAATAACTTTCTCGTTCACTACCAATATTTTCATAGTCGCTTTTTGGAATTTCTTCTACGATTTCTATTTGAAAAAATTGTGCTCCATATTTTAAAATGGCATTTTCTACTGCATTTTTTCTCCTATTTGGATTTTTTGCTTCATATACATGACTTAACAATCGTTTTCTTATATTATTACTTTTTCCTATGTAACTATGTCCATTTATGCTATTAGTAATTTTGTATATTCCAGAGATATTATTATATTTATAGGGAATATTATTTAAAAAATCCATTCTATTTCATCTTCTTTAGCTACAACTTCAAAATCTTCAACTATAATTTGTGCTGTAACATTCCCCATCCAAGAATTTTTGGAACATTTGCCGACAATGGTTAGTTTCTTTTCTCCGCTTGTCCATTCCTCAAATTCTTCTCTGCTCGATTTAAATTTCATAATATCTACGCCAGAAGGTAGAGAAATCTTAATCGTAGGATGTCCTTTGGCTTCACCTAGTAGTTGGACATTAACATTATCTAATGGAATATCCTCAATAACAATTTTAGATTCTGGGATACCTTGACCATAGATATTTAATGCGGCAATATCTAGAACCGTTTTAGGATTAACTTGCATATAGTTCCAAATATAGTCTACATAATAGACTGGTTTAAAGTCAATTCCTTGGTATTCTTTGTTGGTTACTTCTAGGAACTTATAATAGTTCTCTAAAGGTATCTCAAACCCGAACGCTGAGGTGTGGCCCTGCGCGAAATCTATTAAACCGGTATTTTCACAGAGACTTCTCATATCTTCGATGGGGCAATAAGAATAGTTACGGGCACTGCCACGTAAATGAATTCCGTCTTCTTCTTCGACTTCTTGAAGTACCAAAGTTGGGTGTTGATATTTCGCTTGAATTTTATTTGCCGCAAGACCTAAAATGGAACTGGGAATATCATCTTTGCCGCATACACAAATGATAATGGCATTATCAGTTAATCTCTTCTCTTGGATTTGATATTCAAGAAATTCCATAGCTTCATCTTGCAGCTTGGTTTGTCTACGCTTTACACGTTCGATAACGGTAATTGCCTCTTGCCAAAGAGGAACCTTTTTCCCTTTTTCACCCCTCTTGGATGATAGAACCATTGTATCACATTTATAGTCCAGAAGAGCATTCATAAGCAGCCGTTTCTCAACCATCTCACCACTTCTACACATCGCGTTGATATAAGGGGTAATATAAAACGCCCAACTAAGATAATTAGAACCGTTCATTTTATTCAACGAAAATTCCTGCTTTTTTACAAACTCACTAATGAATTTATTATGTAAATTAGACGTGCCTAGTTTGACAATTGCTCGTGTCTCCTGAGTAGTATATAACATCATATCGCTTAAGTTACCAAGAGCACATAAATCAATATAATCTTTTGCATAATTAAAATTAAAGAGTTCATCTAACATGCGGCAAAGCTGCCATGTAATGCCTGCACCGCTGAAATCTTTGTTCGGATAATTGTCCAATTGATTATTTACAACAATAGCATCTTCTGAATACTTCTCACATATATGATGGTCAAGGCAGCAAACATCAACGTTATTATCTTTGAGATACTTATGTTGTTCATAATCGTTACTAGAAGAATCCGGTAAGATTAACAAATCTGTTGTATCAATAATCTCGTCTAAATCTATATCTGCAAGACCATGAGCTTTCCCTTCATGGATGACAATATTGGGCTCTTTTCCACAGATGCGATTAATGTAATTTGCAATGATGCTAACGCTCGTGCATCCATCCACGTCACAGTCCTGTAAGATGGAGATTTTAGAATCCTTCCACATGCAGTGATTACCAATCATAACAGCAGCATCTTTAATGTTCCGAAGCAAATGGTAGTCATTGATACTTTCTAATCCCGCATCCAACCACTTTTCTTGTTCTTCTACTGGAATATCTCTATTATACAAAATTTGTTGCAGAGGTGTCAAATTATCCAGTGTCGGCTTATATAATTTATAATCTATTTTTCATCAACTCCAAACTCTTTGCACATGCATCCAGCCAATGTCTTAAAACTTAAAATATAAGGATAAATACGTTTATCTTTAATAGCACACTCAGGAGGAACAAAATCAGTTAATTTTACCTCATGCGGCACATATGGATAAAAATAATATTTGCAGTATCGACAACGCTTATGCTTGCGGCGATAGTTAAGAATCTTTAGCTTATCCCTTTTTGTCATCATCTATCACTTCATCCCACCATTCAGGTTTTACGTCACTTCTATAATGAGTATATTTTTTAATACGCAACCATGTAAAAAAAGATTTGACGCGCCAAGGAAATGGTACATATTTCATAGCATAATCCTGTTCTTAAAAAGATACATGAATACATCTTTACCTTGGTCTAATGGACTTGCCTTATAATCAAGAATATTTTCTCTATCAAACAATACAGATATATTCATATATGGTTTATATTTATTGCCAATCTTGGCAATCTTCTCTTCAACCTTTAAACTTTCCTCAGACCCATATTCAGTAAAATCATGGTCATACGCGAGAACTAATTCTTTGCAGCCAACATCTTTCAATAATTTAAATTGATATTTAGACAACGAACTGCCGCATGTTGCTACGCAGATATTATTACCAGTACCATAATAGGTCATATAATTCAATACCGCTTTTTCACCCTCGACCACAATAGCGGTTTTTATATCTACAATTCTATCTTTCGCCCAATTAAGACCATATAGATTAAAACCAAGAGCATGATTATATAGCTGCCCATGTGCTCTCCAAGGTTTATACTTACCATATTGTTCTAATTCCTCAATAATCGTGCGCTGCCTGATACCAACGCATCTATTGTTTTCATCAAAATGAGGAATCAAAATATTGCCACCAATAGGGTCATAATGAATGTCCGCATAATCACATACCTCTTTAGATATATTTTTCCAAGAGGAAATAATAGGTTGCGGATAATGGCGGATAATTGATAAATCATATTCAGGTAACTCAATTGAATTATTATTTATCTCTACGTCTTTTTGCTCTTGGTACCTATTAAAGATTTTCCAATCTTCTATTGTGTCTTCAAGAGTTACAGAATCATCGTCTATTTGAAGATTTAAAAAATTAACTACAAAGTTAATTGCTTGATTCAGGTCTACGTTTTTTACTTTTTCAATAAGCTCAAAAATATCAAAAACGCCGCACTCTGTATAGCAATTAAACATTTTATTTTCAAAATAATAATATAATTTTTTAGAACCTTCCCCAATACCATTATGGCAAATTGTGCGGGAAATGATGTAATCAGAATACATTTCTGGGTCTGCGCTGAAAAACTCTAATATATTATATACATCTTCTGGCTCAATTGAATCTTTTACTTTATCTTTGTCGTATCCCAATTCCCGCACCTCCTATTCATTTGGTTTCGTAGGGAAAAAATCTTTAGGGTCTATCAGTTTATAGAAGAAATCTGTTACAAACAATGTTTTATATCTGCAAGTGCCTTTGTCCGCATACATCCAACAAATAACGCGATTATATTTCCCTCGTCTGTTCTTATATACACTTTTTTTCATATTCGGAACACCAATGCCTGGGTGAGACGCAAGAATTCCTTCAATATCCTGTATGTCTTCTTCTGTGCAATCCACCATAATTTCACCAAAGTCGATACGGTTTGCAATTGATTTTGCACCCGCTAGCATGGTCTGGTCTAGAATCTTTTCTTGTTTAAAACTCAACTTATATAAAGTTCGACTATCTCTTATTACTTATATAAATAAATAAAATTCTATTTCGGTTTTCAAATGATTCGTTTCCTAAAACATTGCTACGTATCAATAGTAGCCCTACTTCCCCGCTTTGCAACATAGGGAATAGTCTGTACGTATTACATGTTATTTTTATTAATATGCATGGCCTAAACATATATAGCTAATCATACTTAAGCTGCATCTATTATTAAAATATGATTGAATTTCAGATAAAGTTTTTCCTTCTACTCTTAACTCTTTCATTTTAATAACTTCTTCTGGATTAAAACGCCTATGCGCTTTTTACAGATTTCGTCATTAGCGACATTTTTATTTAAAGGGTACTCCCTATCATCATCGTGCCAATTAATACCTTTATTAATTAATGTAATCGTAGCAGAAGAAACATGATACTCATGTGCTATTTCTTTAAAAGTTTGCTCTCTTCTTACAATTTTTTCTTTAATCTCTTCTACTTCTTTTTCGGTTAATTTTGCCTGAGAGTGCCTTTCACGTTTTAATGCAAACGTCTTTTGCCCACCAGATGCTACATTGTATCCATTTTCATTGATGTCAGAATGAAAATTCTTTATCCAATATTTTTCTCTTTCGTCTAATTCATCTTTTGAGCATTCCTCTAAAATCTCTAAGGAATATCCTTCACCTATATTTTCATATTTAGCCATCGCTAAATGAACTGGAAGATTCGTGTCTCTACAATTCTTACTTGTATATTTTTCAGGATGCGACGAACGATAATGTCCTCTATATCTATCATATATATCTACACTTTGCCCTACATAACTTTTTCCATTCGGAAAAATTATACGATATATTCCGCAAATTCTCTTTCTCATTTTACCTCCTTTCTTTTTTATAATAAATATATATATTAGCCAAAAATATAATAAAAATAACATGTTTTTACACGGGATTGGCATTTAGCTTTCCCCGTTAGCAATTATTATTAATAATTACCCCAATGATGAATTGGAAAAAAATTACTGGCAGCTTGTCATTACAACGGTTTACCATTAATTTGGGTATTTGAGAGCATGAAAATATTATTTTCTACCGCAATATCCTTGAGTTTTGAGGACATTAGAAACAAAATCTGGTCCTCACGGACTCTCATTCCTGTTCCTTGAGAAATCTCTTCAATCATCTTAATAGAAGATGTTAAATAATCAAATACTACGCATTGAAACGATAGATAATCAGTGCCTCCTTGCTCATTTACTCTTGGATATTTATATTTGCGGATATTGCGTTTAATGCAATTATCAACATCTTTAAGACCATAGTTAGGAAGATATTGCATACGAAGTGGCGCATTACTAAGAATCTCCATAGATTTTCTAAGACGCTCTTCTTCCTCAAACGTTAACAGCTCAGGGTCAAGAATATGGTCTTCTGGAATATTACCGATAAAAGATAGCGCCATGGTTTGTAACTCTTCAATATCTAACTCAACTGAAATATAAAGAGTAGGGATACGATTATATAACTTCTCCCATTCACCTCTATCATTATAGTATTCGCTACAGGAAAAGAAACATGCATCGGCAACATCGCTTCTTGACTTGCCAGAACCGCTAGACCCAGAACGTAAATAAAATTTACCCCGCCGAGCGCCCATAGCAATGGCATCTTCATATGCATCGTACATGGCCCATCCGCGTGCTGGCGTGTGCCGCAAATCATCTATCAATTCGTTAATTCCATCACCAACAAGGACAGAATCAGAATCGTTATTATTCACATAAAAGTCACGAATGAAATAGAATTTACTCTCGATGTCATCGGCTAATTGCTCTAAGCTCGTTCGGTCAAAATATTCATCTTGTGATTGCTTTTTACTTAAATCAAGAATATTATCTGGGTCATAAATATCTGATACATCTACGCCAATAGAATCATAAGCTCGAAGAAGGGACATTTTCTTTAAGCGATTATAATAATAATCAAAAGCATCTACGTGCGTATCTTCAAATGTTTGCATCATCCATTTGCGGCCATTGTTAGCTTTATAGATTGCCAAAGACTTCGGCTTATCCTTTAAGTATGGCTCAATTTCTCGGCCTAAATGGTTCGTTACACCGCTATTATAAAGATTGTAAAGTGCGCCAAATATCACTTTATGTAAATCATTGCAGAAGTCTTCCTCTGAAAAGAAAAAACGTCCATCAGAAGCAAGATAGTCTGGCTTATGCATACAGCATCCGATAACCTGAATAGCCGCTTCTGAATCGTAATATTTACTAATCAAATATCCTCCTTCCTAATCAAGGTTAAAGCGCTGCTTGGGCCGCAAAATATTTACTGGCCTTGGCCGCACATATACCCTAGGTTTATCATCAATACCTATATCTATATTTTTTGACTTCTCTTGGTCTGATTTGATTTTTTCCAATCGTTGAAAATAGTTATCAGCATCGGAATAAATAGAATCGACAATCCAAATTCCACCATTTGATTTACTAGGGTCATTATGTTTAATATTATACCAATAGTCCAGACTCCTTTCAATCTGCTGGTAAGTCAAGCCATGTTTGATAAGCTGAGATATATTGATACCTATTTTCTTATAGTCGGCATATGCGCCTAAGCATTGTGCTGCCAAAGTTATTACACTATCTCGCTCACTCTTGGCTGTTGTTTCTTGATTATTCTTATTATCCCAACAGTTATCATGCCAATATCGATTACCATGTTTTGTCCAGTCAAATTCAAAGTCACGGTCAATCATTTGACAGCATCCAGGACATTTTACTAATCTTTGAGCCATATACACTCCTATCTTTATAAATATATTATACAATATTCTAGGAGTATTGTCAAATAAAAAAAGAGCCACCTATATTATCTATAAGTGGCTCTTGGATATTATTTTATTTTACATCTACGCCATTGGCTAGTAGTTCTTTAAGGTCATCGAGAATAAGGATAAGCTGCTCTGACTGTTTAGGCGTACAATCATTAACCTTTTTGCCAGTACCAAGATATTTATCTGTAATCTCAATAATCTTAGGTGCCCACTTCTCCTTAAATTCTGCTTTGTCTACGCTATGTTGAATCTTTGAGGTTAGTTCTTTAAATTCAGCACGCATAGAATCAAAATCAGGCGTAGCGGCCACTTCGTGCGCGGTCGTTCGTTCGTCTGTAATATACGCGCCATTATCTTCTTCTGCCTGTTTGTCGATGGCATCTCCAATTGCTTTTACAAGATTGTCGTAATTAAAGTCAATAGAATTCGGAGTGTATTTAAAACGTGACCCAGCAACGAATCTAGGAGTTCCACGCATATACAGAACAGTATGTGTGCGGCCATCCTCTTCTTCAACGGGATGCGCGTAACCAATAATGTCACTCATTCGGTCTACAATTAGACGCGGACGATTTCCAAGCGTAGGAACAATTTGGTTATATTCGTTTCCATTTTCATCGGTAAATGTTTTATCCTGAGAATGGGAAATCATAACCAGACCATAACCCATCTGCGGGATAGAACGAAGACATTCATCGAATTCCTTACTAGTTTGGCTCCACCCACCGCCATACGGAATTTCCCTGATAGTGGAAACACCAGCCTGATTACAAATGTATTTCTCACATAAATCATAAGCAATATCAGCAGTGTCTACGATAATGTTACTGTAAACGTCGTGTGCTTTCGGGTCTTTAAGCTGCTTCAGAACCTGTTTAAACTCAGACCATTTATTAATTGGAATAGCTTTTACGCCACCAATCGTAAGGTACCCAGCCTCAAACGCTAGAAGTAACGCTTTTGGGAACTTGGCAGCTGTACTAGTCTTGCCAGTTTTTGGTTCACCATAAAACATAACGGTGTACCCTTCAAGGGAACGACTAACCTTATGTGGCTCTACACTAAAAATGTCAATTGCCATGTATTTCCTCTTTCTCTAAAAAGTAACTGTAATATAAATTTTAAGAATATCTAAGATGTTACTCTTTAACCAGATAAACTACAGTACCACGACGCTTAACATCAACTTGGTCGGCATAAGGACAACCTTCTTTGGAAAGTAGACCCTTGAACCCCTTATAAATAGTCCTAGCCGCGCTTTCAGTCTCGCAATCCATAGACTGTGCTGCATCATCAGATTTTAGAAAATCTTTAATTGGCTGCTCGTATTTAGATACACGTACATTGAGTTCAAAATCAGTAGGCACTTCGCTCTTTGTAAAATTAAGTTCCATTATACATCCTTTTCTCTATATAGGTAGGGGAAACTTTAGTCCCCTACTCTATACTTTTTAGTTACTTTTAAGAAACAAAATTAGAATGGGAGGTCGTCCCAATCATCGTCATCCTCAGTGGTGGTTTCAGTAACCGTTTCAGTTACTTTTGTAGGTGCATTGAAATTCTGACCGCCATTTTTCTGTGCCTGATAGTCATCATGATTCTTTTTAACTTCTGCAAGATGCTCTTCACGGTCAGCTAGCTTCTGCTTAAACTCCTTCTTGGTCAGAGTAGATTCATCATCCCACTCATAAGGCTCAACCGCAGCCCAAGTTACATCCCAAGTACGAATATGGCGCGTAACCTTATGGACAATTGGGTCACCAAAAGCAGATTCCTCTGTAGTCTCATGGGTGATTGCCTGAGAAACAATATTGCCCTTGATATGTGTAAACATGGGATTTTTATTGGAAATCTCCGCATCCATGAAATAATCAATACCACCACGAGAACGGATATTAACATCTACAGGAAGTGCGTCACCACGATAATTAAAGGCATAGCCACGAAGATTTGCGAAATCATCACCATCTTCTACCTCGCGCTCTGCAACACCTGCAATCAGCATATCAATATCAAAAGTAGCAGGCTCGGCAGAAATATCGCCTGTCATAAGATGCATAAAACTACCAGATACACGCTTGGGAGAAGCCATTTCACCATCGCGGGTTACAAAATCATTTACATCTACAGAACCATCGATGCGAACCTTAAGAGCTTCCTTACCAATCTTCTCATAGGTATTGCCGCCATCAGAATCAATTAGACCCTGTAGAATCTCATATGCGGGATTTGGCTTACCGCTCTTAAAAGTCTCAGTTACATAAGGAAAAAATACAGGAACGATATTGGTTGCATCTTCATCTGTGGCAACATTTACCGTACCGTTAATGAAAGGCGTGTTGGTCTTCTTAGAAACACGATTGGCAAGACGCTCAGTGGAAAAAACATAACCTTCGACATGTACTGCATTGTTAAAACTCATATACAATCCCTTTCTTTGTTCTTTTTCTAATTCATTAATTGTAATTATACTATACTTTGATTATCTAGTCAATAACTTTTTAGGATACTTGCCGCATGATTTATGTTCTAAGCAATAACCGACTTTGTCACATTTGCATAGATAAAACATGTCACAAATAGTTTTCCATTCGTCAGAATACTCAGATAGCGCAGTAATAATGTCACGCATAAGCTGCCTAAATTCCCAATAGGCTCTCATACAAAGACGCTGTTCAGCCATACTCATAAGTGTGCGGGCATTGAATCGACAACTAACAGTTGTTGTCATACCAAGAGGAAGAACCATATTAGCATCCTCTTGCGGAATTCCGCACTCCTGTTGCATATAGGTTGTCGCTTCCGCGATAGCTGACATGCAAGAATCATATTTTTCTTTTGCCTTTGGATTCGCCGCAATCTTAGGAGGAGTCACATAGTCAAAACCTTGATATTTAATATATCGAGTGCTTGCCTGTAGACGCGTAGGTGCTCCTCCAATACACGTATACAGTTCTCGAATCACTTTAGCGGAATATCCTTCAAGAGTGAACCATGCTTCGCCAAATTCCATTGTGCGGAAATGCCCATCTTTTAGACATGAAAGACCTCGCTTATAATTCTTCTCTGCATCAATTGTATCTGTCCCGTAACATGGGCCAGCCATTTCGCCGATTAGCGTTACTGGTTTCTGGACCGTATTGAAATTAATTGTTACTTTTCCCATTGACACCTTCCTGACTGTTATATCCAAAATTCACTGCATTGTACATTTTAATATAATATGCTTCTTTTTCGTCTAGTTCTTCTTTAGGACATTGCTCAACCACTTCAAAAGTAAAAGATTCAAGACCGCAGTCAAGCATTGCCGCATATAATTTATTGTCTTTTGGGGTTTTCATACCACAACCGCATCGACAATGCTGAGTAAAACGATTTAAAATATCTACAGATTGTCCAACATAGCACATTTGATTATCAATGTTGGTAATCTTATATATGCCGCATACCTTATCAGTTCCAAGTATATTTGTAAAAAGCTCTTTTGCTTTCTTTTGGTAATATGTAGACCAAATAAGTTTAGATAAAATTTCTGGATTTGTCAAGCGATTTTTAAAAGAGTTAATCACTTCAATATCTTCTTTATCCGCACGAGAAATAACAATATGATTATCAGTTGTCTTATTTGAATTTTCTCGCTGTAAGACCTCAACAGCCGCAGATTTCTGTCGTTGCAATTTATCTAATTCATTTTGAAGCTCTTGGACTTGTTCAATATATTCGGTTTTATTTTGATTGACCTGAATTTGAAAATCTCTAAGATTAGATAAAATATTTTCTTTTTCAATCTTTTCGAAATCTTTAAAGCCTTGCTTTTTTTGCTCTTGGACTTCTTTAAGTTCTTTTAGCCTAGCTTTTTCATTTTGAATTTGATATTCAATATGCTCTCGCGCAATGAGGATTTCTTTATTATTTTCTTTTACAATATTGATTTTGCGGCGAATGCCTGTGTGTACGCCAACTGCATATCCGCATATTGTAATACAGATGACGCACACAAAAGCAATAACAATTTGCACTACCATTTCTGATTATAATGTTTCTCAATAGTCTTACTGGTAGTTTCATCTAAGTCGGCAGTGCGGCCTTTATCAGTTAGACGAATATAATTAGTTCCTCCATCTGGTTGAAGCTCGCGCACCGCATATCCACGATTTACAAGTGAAGAGGTAATCATGCAATTTGCCGCACGCGGCTTCATATCAAGTCCAGCCGCAATATCCTTGAAAGTTAAATCTTCTCCATCATGGTCACGAAGGAAGCGAACAAGACGTTTAGCATCATGTGAAAATGTTGCTTCTTCTACAAGAATTGTCTTTTTTAATAGCATCTGATTCCTTTCTTTCTAAAATACTTTATAAGTATTATACCATGGGATATTAAAATAGTCAAGAATTATTTGAAGATTTCTTCTAACTTGCAATCGGTAGCTGGCTTGTCCGGTCTAAGCCTATTCAAGTATGGATGGCGGAACGTCTTGGCTTCTTTATCGAGACTCATGCAATTAACTTCTACTGTTGTACCGATATATTTATCTGGATTAAGCGCCATAAGGGCTTTCATTTCATCTGTAAGCCCAGAAGACACTCGACCAATAGAGACAAGATTACCTGCATTATCATATGCGCCAACACGGATAGCGCCAGCCCAGCCGTAGTACGCGGCCTTTGTAATTAGATTACCATAACTATCTTTATACTGCCATGTATCAGATTCTTTTCCAGTGTATTCATATTCAGGAGGTAGAATCTCTGTAATCACAAAATCAATATCATTTTTCGCCTGTTTGATTTTAAACATGACTTTTGGCTGTCGTTTACCAGGAGCATAAAGACCATCTTCAACTCGAAAAACCATACCCTCCTCGCCACGTGCAAGCATGTCACTTGTGATTTTATCTAAGTTAAGATATGCATTATCATAGCACGATGCTACTTCAAGTTCTGGAATTAGATTTGTCCCAATATCAATATGCTCACATAGGTTACCATAACGCCTAGAATAATTCACTTGATTCATCACATAATCTTCACCATTATATGCAAGAATATCATGCATATAAAAATGAATCTTACCATATTCTCCATACTGTCGTTCAATGGCTTTTTCAGGAAGAGCACCAAGCACTGACGTTACATTTTTAGATGTGCCATTGGGGTAATAAACTTCTCCAATAATGCATGTACCGTTAGGAAGCTCATTTCTAGCCCACTCTGCTATATGCGGCACTTTCTCAATATTGTCTGAATAGTATCCTGTCTTCTTTGAAATAGAACGACTATACAGATGTACTTTATTATTGTCTTTAATTAATTGGCTCCAATATCCGTCTTTCTTGACTGTTCCAATTATTGGAACGTTTTTAAACATTTCCTCATAGTTTTTAGGAGCTTTACCAACAAGCATGGGCGAATAAATATTCAGTGACATATTCCTCCAATAAAAAGAAAAAGGATGGACTAGAGCTTAGTCCCTCGTCCACCCTTATTTGCTATTTTACCTGTAAAGTTTTGCGGCTCAGTTATTGTCATGGATACAATCTTATCATCATCGTCTAGCTTAATGCCGCACATGCCGCCAGACCTGATACTACTTGCTCGCACACTATCTGCCTTAAAACTAATCTCTCTCTTGGAAGAGGTAAGTGTTACGATACACCCATTAGTCTCTTGGATAGATACTATATCCACATCAGTTTTAGCGGCAACGATTCCACGCTTATTGCGCACACCTTTAGCAAATTGTTTTCCTTCACACTTTTTAACTTTGCCATCAGCCATTGCAAACATCAGATAAGGCTTGCTATCACGGAAATAGCTATCGTGCGCATAGATAATTTTTTCATCCTTATCTAAATTAATGATAGCGCCAATTGCTGTACCCTTATCCTTTGGGCCGCACTCTTTAATATCCGCAGGTGAAATACGGTAAAACTTACCCTTATTTGAGAATAGAGCAATCATCCTATCTTCTGCAATGCTAAATGCAGCGAAACCGTTATTTTTGAATTTAGAAGGAGAAACCTTTTGTAGATAACCAAGAGGATTAAAAACAATTACGAAGTTCTTAATTTCCTTTGAAGCAGAAGACTTGGCTTTCTTTGTCTTTGTAATCTCCTTTTGGACTACTTTAGTCCGACGAGGAGTACTATATTTTTTATCCATATCTTTCAGCTTTTTTAAAAATACTTTATCAAGTTCTTTTTTATCATTTAAAATTAAATCGCATTTTGCAATAATTTCGCTCTTTTCTGTTAGCTCTTTTTCAATTGACTGCGTATCCAGTTTAGTCAGCTTCATTAACGGCATTGAAAGAATTGATTTGATTTGCTTATCTGTAAAGTTAAACTCATTTTTAAGCCCATTTGCCGCATTAGCTTTATCATTTGAACCGCGAATAATCTCAATGATTATATCAATATTCGTTAAGGCAAATTTTAATCCCTCTAAGATTTCTTTTCTTTGAGCCGCGAGATTTTTATCATATTCAGCTTCGCGTTTAAGGCACTCAAAACAATGAGACAAGTATTCATCAACTGTCTGCTGTAGATTTAATAAAACAGGAGTTTTACTGATAATGCCATTCTGATTGACATTATACTGTGACCTTAAAGGTGTTGACTGAAATAGCTGCTGCAATACTTTTTCTGCCGCATACCCTCGTTGACATTCTACAACTAAAGCAATGCCATTCTTATCACTCTTATTATATACATCTTTAATACCAATTAAATCTTCTGATTCGATTAGCTCTTTAATCTTTACAATTAAAGGTTCAATGTATACTTGATATGGCATTTCAGTAAAAGTAATTTCGTTGCCGTCAATAGTATATGTAGCTTCTACAATTACTTTACCTTTTCCAGTTTCATTGATTGAAGATAATTCATCCTTATTGACGATTGTACAGCCAGTAGGAAAATCAGGGTAGTATTCCTCTGCTTCAAATTTACCAGTTTTAACGTACTTACCGATTAAGTTAATAGTTTCTTTAAGGTTGTGCGGCAACCAATTATTTGCAATTGAAACACCGATACCTTGAGCGCCATTGACAAGAAGTCTAGGAAAATATGATGGTAATACTACTGGCATATATTCATCTTCGCTGAAATTCAAAACCATTGGAACTGTATTTTTTTCAATTCCATTTAACATGAATTCTTCTGTGATTTTAGAAAGACGCGCTTCTGTATATCGGTCCGCAGCAATTGCGTCTCCGCCCAAAATTACGTTACCATTTGCACCATGGAAATCAACCTCTGGTACATTGTTTGTAAAAGGCTGAGACATGCGTGCGAAAGTTTCATAAATCGCTTGAGTCAATTTTGTTATCATAAAGGCTTTTTATCCTTTATTTCTTATAGTTTCCTATAAGTTCGGCATATCTTTTCTACTTAATAATTTAAGTAGCCGCTGACTCTTGGAAGAATTATATTCTGTAATTACAGTTTCATCTTCTATGCTCTGCCCCTGACTAATATTTTATTACTAGCCTTCGGTTCGGATTAGCATATTCAATATTAATTTAATATTAAACTTAGCCTTCCCGCTTAATTCAGCAGTTTTAGCACGGCACGCGCTAAATCATATTTTCTATCTAAATAAATAGGACAATTTTCTGGATATAGCAGTTCTAATACGTTTTTGGTTCCCTCTCGGCAAGTTGTTTGCCAATAATATAAATCTGAACCAATACTTTCGCTATGAGCTTTTGGCTTTGCATGTTCCATTTTATGAGGAAAATACTCTTTTAAAACGCTGCTAATATAATTACAAACTTCTTCTGAACCAACTACACCCATTCTTAAATCTCTTGTAGTGGGTTTTCTAATCCATCCATCGCCGTCAATAATACCTCTAATATAATTTAATTCAAGCTCTCTATCATTAAAAATAAATGGCTTTTCTTTTAGGCTTTTTCTTGGAGTAATATTATATTTTTGTAAGTCTTTACATAAATCAGTACTGCAAACATCAATAACCCAACAAAGATTATTCCTGTCATAAGCACCGCCATAGCAAGGTTTAATAACTTCATTTAATTTTTCTTTTGGATATTGTAAAAACTTAGCAAATTTATATACGTGTTCTTTGTCTTTATCTCCAAGACGAACCGTAACGTTATATGAAATATAATCTTTTGAATTCCCTTTGATTTTATTTTCAATAATACAACCATCTGCTAATAAGAAACCAAGCCAATATGCCATTTCTGGAGTTGGTTCTTCTCTAAAAATATCTCTTTTAAAATTGTATTTATATCTAACTGTATCCTCGTATCCAAGAACCTCTAGCCAATGACTAAAAACTCCATTTTGAGATATATTATATTTATCTCTAATTTCTTTTTTAGTAATATTAGGATTATTTATATATTCTTGAATTGCTTCCCATTCTTTTGGTTCAAAATAATAGCAATATCCATTGTCTTCTTTTGGAAATACTAATTCTTTATACTTATCTTTCCAAGTTAATTTACAAAAACTATGCCTATCTATTTTAAACATATCTGCTACTTTTGATTTTGACAAACCTTTTTCATTCTCTTCCATATAAAACTTAGTTGCTTCATAGGTTGATACTTTTACTGCTTTCATATTTATATCCTTTCTTATATTATTTATCGCTATATAATATAAAAAATAGATATACAAAATAATAGAGATATGCCCATAAAAAATATAATCTATTAGTTAATTCTACCGTGTGGCCACCATAATGCTGCTACACCGCCATCAATCTTAGCAGACTTTACGTGTGGTTTGTCATTGGTATACTTCTTAGTATACATTTCCCAAAGAATACATCTTTGGCCTGGTTTCAAACCGTCTTTCACGTTTGGGAACGCGCGATTGGCATTTACGTCATAAGAACTATCAACAAAATTCTGTTGAACTACGTCAATAATGTCTGCTTTATCCAATATTTGCCTCCTCTAAATGTTGTTCAAGAAATTTTACTCGTGGTTCTACTTTCTTTCCATATAGGTCATTAAACATATCTGCTGTTTTTTCTATATCAAACACCGTAAGCAATTTCATATTTCTTGTTTCTGGCTCTAACAAGCAGTATGCAAGTTCATTTGCGTCTTGTTCGCCTAATCCTTTCATCCTTGTTATTGCTTTTATTTTACTAGAATATTTTTCTTTATATTTTTGTAAAGCAATATCATTCTTCAAATAAATATATTCATTCTTTTTAGTAATAACTCTAAACAATGGTGGCTCGGAACAATAGACGTGACCATTAATAATCAATTCTGGACAAATATACCAAAATATATTTAACATAAGATTTGAAATCGCTTCGCCATCAAAATCTGCATCTGTTGCTGTAATAATTTTCCCATAACGAAGAGATTTTTTATCATATTTACACTTTGCTGTTTTTGGGTCAAACTCTAATCCAAGAGCTTGAATTAGATTATTGATTTCTTGATTCTTAATAATAGTCTCTGGTTTTGCCTTTAGTACAGAAAGCATTTTTCCTCTAACTCCATAAACAGCTTGGAACTTAGAATCTCTACCAGCAACCATATTTGAAGATGCACTTCGACCCTCTGTTAAATATAATTCACAGATAGAACGGTCTTTAGACCAACAATCAGACAAACTTGTTGGCATTTTTAAAAAGTTATTACCACGCTTTTTATTATTCTTAACCGCTGCGCGAGCTTTCTTCGCTGCTTCTGCCGCACGTTTAGCCACAATGGCTTTCTCAAGAATGGCTTTTGCATCTGTTGGATTATTATCTAACCACACTTCAAGCTGTTCACCAAGAGTAGAAGTAAAAGATGTATCTACATCAATAATATCATCTTTAACTTGCGCGTTATATTTAACGCCTTTACTATCGATATTGCATACAAGAATTAATCCTTCTTGAATTGCCGCACCATCTAGATTCTTTTCTTTGTCTTTAAGAAGATTATTTACTCTAGCCCATGAATTAAATACGCGGGTTAACGTTGATTTAATCCCTGTAATATGCGGCCCAGACGATGTTAAACCATAATTTACATATGAGACAATCTTAGATTGACTACTGGATGTAAAAGTCATGGCAAGACGAATATTATCCTCATTCATCACAAAATGATTTGAAACAATTTCAGTATCATTGCCACGCTTTTCATCTAACATGTCTTCAATACTATCATGTGCAATTTCAACACCATTTAAAACAACTTTAAGAGTGGGACAAATGCACGTAATATCATTGAAAAACTTTTTGAAGTGCGCAATAGATGTTTTATCTGTACCAAAAAATTGTCCATCTGGTAGATACTCTACATATGTACCAGAATGTCCTTTATCAATACCAGAGTTATGTCCAGTAATAATACCATCTTTGAATTCAATCTGTTCATATTTACCATCACAGACTGTTCGTGCCTTAAGACATTTAGAAAGAAACGTAACTAATTTACTTCCTAATCCGTTAAGGCCAAGACTAGACCCCTCATAAACACCATCATCTGTATACTTACCAGAGGTATTCATCGTATCAAAAGCAGCCTGAAATACAGTCTTACCATCATCACGCTTTTGATTCACAAGAAAACCTTGTGCATAATCTTGGATTGAACATACACCGGTTTTATCATCAATAGATACTTCAATTACATTACCATGTCCGATATTATGTTCATCTAACGCATTGCTGAATAGTTCCAACATTAACTGATTTGGAGTAGATGTGTCGCCGCAGTACATTGATGGACGTTTACGCACATGCTCACGTGGAGTTAGTGATTGAATTGAATCTTCCGTATAAGAATTGCTTTTTAAGTTACTTCTCAAATTACTCTCCTTTCTTTTATACAAGCATTATATCAAATATCATTTATTTTGTCAAATAAAAAGCGCAAGATAGGTTTTTCTATCTTGCGCTTAACCGTAATCTATTCTGATTGATTAACTTATTTATTTAATTTTTCACGTGTCTTAATCTCATTCTCACAAAAAATATGAAAATTATTTTTCATATTCTGATACCTCTTTTGCTCTCGCCTATATTGTTCATTAATCATCTTTGCTTCACGGCAAGCAACATTGAAGGCATCCATACCATCCGCCGCATTCATTTCACCAAGAGCAGATACAATATGATTGACTCCCTCAGCTCGTCCCTTCATAACCTTTAGACGCTCTGCGGCCATAGCCAAACGATTCTTATAATCCGCAATTTCCCAACCAATCCACTTATTGGCATTTTTCTTGTCCTCTTGGTCTGGTGCCGCATAAGAAGTAAACATTCCCCATTTAGACGAACGAGTTACAGTTGCAACTTTAGTATCATCATCCCAAGAGCAATCAATAATTCGAGAGTGAGCCATTTGCAATTTCCCTTTCTGTATATTTTGTCATAATATTAACTAAAAAATTATCTAAAAAGTCATTCGCGGCAATATTTTCTTTAGGTACACCAAAAGTAAAGCTAGGTTTCTCACTTTCAGCATCTTCAATAATAGCTTTCATGTTATGCACATATTCATCACAACGTGCTTTTGCTTCTTCTGGTGTTAAGGAAATCCTATAACGCTTAATATCCATCATTTCATCTCGTACTTTATGAGAGTTAACGCGAATAGCTTTACTGAAAGGAACGCCTGAGCAATATTTAAAAATGAAATTATATAATCGAATAATATGCTGCAACTCTTTTGCCACATATCCATGCTTTTCAATCAATTCATGGTTAGCAGGAGAATCATGGCAGATTTTAGATGCTTTTTCACGAGCCATTCCAAGAGAAGAAGCAAGAACCTTATGCGGGTTAATGTTGGCAATTTCATCAACTTTAGAACAAAGAAGGTTCCATTCATTTTTATACACAGGGTTTACATAAACGTAATCTGTGCATAAGATTTCAAGGAAATTAATATTGGCCTTGCGGAAAATGCGAAAATAGTCACGAATATCTTTTAATGTACAATGCTCATTATTGGCTAAAACTTCAACTTTGTTAATAGATTTGCGGCCAAGGAACAAATCATCAAGTTTTGGGAATACAAGCATTTTTGTATCAACATCAGACGATTCATCAAAAAGACCATAATTCATAGAGCCATTTGCCGCACAGACGAACATTTCCACTCCATCATATTTATGAGTCTCTTGGACTTCTTTTACATGAGCTTCAACACGTTTCTGAATGTCCCAATCATCTTTATACATATAATTCTCCTTTCTTTTAGACAATTATATAATATTATATATATTTTGTCAAATAAAAAAGGGAGTCCGAAGACTCCCCATCAAAAGAAAGAAGAAATTAGATTGTATACTTTTCCTCGATATAATCAACCAACTCTCCGCCATCTTCAACGTACTTAAGCATCTTAAATACATTGTCGTTGAGCGCGGTCATTAGATGCATATCAGGATTGTTCGAATTCACAATCTGAGTATGGTAATTTCCAAGGTCAAAGCTATAGAGAGTCGTGCGGCCATAGTTAGCGCAATACTCGTTATAAGAATACATTGCCTTATCATATCCCGCAGTAGACCAAAAATATGAACGCTTATCCATTACCTGCATATCAGATACAACAAAAATGCGGTCATAATTCTTATTGCGAATCATACCGAAAGCCGGAGCAATATCAGTACCATATCCGCAATGGTCATTATCACACATTTCACGAATAATCTGGAAAGGACCGGAAGCCTTAGCAAACGTCTTCGTCTTTGCATCGTTACCGAACTTCACAAAGTCACAGTTCCCATTGATATATAGGGCTGCTGCGTAGCAAGCCCCAACTTCCTTGATGGAAAGAGAAGACTTGTCGCCATACATATCATCCATGGAGCCAGAAACGTCAAGCATGATAACAGAAGTTCCATCCAACTCAGGCATATTGCCACAAGCAATACGGAAAGCGGTATCAAGAGCTGTAATCACTGCCATATTCTGAACACTGAGATTTCGATAGGCCGTATAAATCTGATAAGGGAACACAAGAGACTTGTGGATAGAGACTTCATTGATAATCTGGTCAACAAGATTCTTCTTGACCCAAACGTCATCAACGTCACTGTGTAGAATGTTGTTGAGATTGCGGATAAGGGCAAGATAACCAAGTTTATGTCCCTCTACAAGTTCCTTCCAACTAGTGGTACCAGTAGAAATACCAACTTCCCAAGTCTCAGGGGCAGCAAGAGTACCAGCCTTATACTTATCAATCGTCTCGCTATGAGCATGAGTAATATTGATAAGGTCATACATATTATACTGCTTACCGTTCATCTTATACTTAGCAATCTGATAATCACCAAGAGAAGAAAGATAATCAGCACAGCCACGAACCAGCGCATGAGAACGCCTGCCGCCAAGCATATCTACAGCTGCAAAAATCTCAGCTGGATCATCCGCGCGATGCATGAAATTCTTATAGAACTCACGCTTCTGCTCAAACTTCTCAAAATTCAGGCGAGCTGCGACAAGCTGAGAAGCCGAACGCATACCAAGCTCATTACGCGCAAACTTAGCGCACTTGGCCGCAAACACAGGGCCATACTGCTCAATGATAGCATCAGTCAGCTTGATAAAACGCTCCTGTTGCACATCTGCGGATTCATAGAAGGTATTACACATCTTAGACGAGAAAATGAAATTCATCCACTCCTCGACAGGATTCTTTACATAATTAAGCCCACCCTCAAAAGAACGCTCACGAGAGGGCTTCACATTTTCATTAAACTTTGCCATAACTACTTCTCTTTCTCTTGGAAGGAAATATACTTATAGGAATTAAATACTGGTATCTATGATTTGAACAAAAGCACATTTAAGAAGAAAGGATACCTTTATATTTAATTCCTATAGGCATGTTTCCACACCTAAAATAAAATAAAATGAGGAGATGTTAAAAACAGTACACAAAAGATACCGACCTACCCGACGCAATGTCTGCGAAGGACGGAGTTGAACCGCCTTTCCGCATTTTCAAGGTGAAGTAACTGTTTTTCTATCACTCATTTTGTAATTATATTATACAATATAAATTTTTAAAAGTCAATAAAAATTTTTAAAAGATTTTTATTTTTCTAATATCTTCATCGTCACCTGTATAATCATACCAAGTGACACACACTAAAAAGAATTCGTTTTCAGGAGATTCAGCCCATTCACAATAACTACGATATGCAATATAGGCTTCATCTAAATCATCCGTTTCTGTACTATCTATAACAGTACCATCAGTAATGCAAGCCTGTACAATAAAATCGTAAGGCTCTTCCATTAGAGCAAGAAAATCACCCATTATCCAAATACCTCGTCATCATTAAATCCTGAATAGTCGATAATTTTAATGCGGCCATCTTTATCATATCCAAAATTTCCATCATGAAAATCAGAGATATTATATTTATTGATAAAATCAATAAGCCGTTTTGCCGCATTGATACCATAGTCTGCAATAAAACTAGATAGTTCAACCGAATGCAGTTCACTATATGTGTTATATTTTTTATTGCTCTTGGTTACAATCTGATTGGCAATATCATTATATTTTTTAATATTATGCTTAGACTTATTATAAGAATATTTACTCTCAACGCGATTAGACACATAAATTGGAATAAAGCCAACAGTACATAGAAATTGAGTTTTGGCAAACATAGAACTTATTTTATTCTTCTTTGCGATACGATAAAAATATTCTTCTGCTTCGCAATAATTTGATTCATCGATAGGAAGTTCACACTTACCATTTGCATGATTATATAAAACAATATCATCAGTATTAAAATACTCAGGAACGCAATTAGATTCTGCGGCATCTTCAAAAGAATCTACATCACATTCATGGATGCGGTAATAACCTTGAAATGGGATTTTGAAAACATAATTAGGATATTCTTCAAAAAATAAAACAAGTTTTGATACTCCGTTGATAACTTTATCCGCACCAGTCAAGCGTTTAAAAGTATCATTATAATCGGAAAAATCCTGCTCATTATAATCTTCAAAATATACTGTCATCATAGACATTAAATCATCAGACATAGTATTAAAACGAGAATTAATAAAATTACACAATTTTTTTTTATCCATATATATCCTTTCGTCAATATATATTATAATAAATTAGAATTATATGTGTCAATTTGTTTTTTCTTGGTCCCAATCGCCTTCCCTTGTATATCTAAGACAGTCCCTATTTTACATCTATTAAAGATAAAATTATTTACTCTATCAAATTCTTCAAAGTTACATTTATACTGATCAAGAGGAATGAAAGGAAGCACTTCGTCTTTTAGATGTGAGTATTCTGCATATAAATCTTCATCCATCTTGCGAGTGCAACCCTGTCCCGAATCTTGCGGCACATAGCTACCCAGAGGGCATAGAAAACAGGTGTCGTTGTCACAATCACAACAATGAAAATCAACGTACACATCTATACCTCTTTCCAATGTGCGGCAAAGCATTTCGGATTATAAGGAATCCAGGCCGCATATTGCGGAGGAAGGAACACTCTTAGTTCTGTTGGTTCAGTATTCATTGCGACACCATTAATAATAACCTGTTGCGCATTAGACTGAATTTGAATGTTATACTGTTTCCCATGCTCTAACTTATATGTCATATCAGGATAAAGATTGTGATATTCCCAGTCTTCACCTATATATGTATACATGGTTATGCCTTACGAATTTCAAACTTCGCACCATAGTAGATTTTACCAGACTGAATCTTATCAAGCATATCCTGCGCAGACTTTTTATCTGGAAAAAGCATTGCTTCATCTGATTTAGTTGTCCGCATACCCTTTGCAGTTAGCATACGAAACTGCTTATCAACAAAAGGCTCCTGAGTGCGCTTACCATAAATACGATACATTAATACTCCCATTCATCTAAAACATTTTTAAGGCGAATTTCCTTAGTAAAATTATTGATTGCTTCTACCTCTTGGTCCTCATAATCGTAAAATACTTCTGCAACGTTACCCAACCATACAAAATGCTGGTAACCACCTTCATTCACAAGACCAAACAAATCAAAAGTTTTATACTCTGGACGTCCATCTGTGATAGCATCATTGAGTGTCATTTTGTTCTCCTCTAAAGAAGCTGATTCGCATCACTATATGTGCGGCCGCCTTTAGGAGTCGGCCATTGACTATATGGTACTACTTTTTCCGATTGGTCGCAAGTACATTTATCTGAAAGGCCGTTATATTTTTCATAATCACTCTTGGTTGCAAGATGCCATTTACCGTCATTTTTCCAATTATATTCTACTTTGATATGAAGTAGTGAAAAAGCATTTTTAGAACCGATTAAAACATCCTGAACATGCCTATATAGGTCAAGATATTGTTCACGTTCATCTTCACTTTCGGCAGTGATATGTTTCTCATAATGACGATTTGCAGTTTCCTGTTCATCGTTCATATACTTTTCAATATCACGTTTCTCATATTGATTTAAATTATCATAATTTTCAGGATATTCATCTTGTTCATTAATGTTTTTAATACGCATAATTTTCCTTTCTTTTGGTATCATATTATCATATAAAAAAGGAGTTGTCAAGAAAAATTTGACAACTCCAACATTATATATTTAGTTGTTACTATTGGTCAGAATATATTCACGAATAGCCGCTTGCGCCAAACCTTTAATCTTTGCAAGATTAACACTGGCAACCTTCTTCTTACGATAAAAGTCCCAAAAATTCTCTTCCATAAGCTCGTTCAAAACTTTTTGCATACACATACCGAAGAATTTACCATTGCGGCAATCAATTTCATCCATATCGAGAACGATAAGAACTTTATTAACTTCCTTTTCGACAAAAGCAGGCGTACAAAACTTATCTACAAACTCTTTTTCAGTATCATTTTGGTTGACATTGGTCTTCTTAGTGGTTTTATTATGATGCCATTCATCGCGTACAATTTTAGCAACTTGTGGATTTCCCCACGGGTCACGAAGAACTGGATAAGTTTTAATAACAATACCTTCACCAATAATACCAGAAGGAAGATTAAAAGTACAAGAATCTACATACTTATCAACATCATCCCAAGTCATATTATCAATGCGGGCAATGATAGGAACGCAACGATGATAAATTTTACTTACTACTGGATACCATACATCATAATCAATATATTCACCGCTGTCAGTATCAAAAACATCAAAGATAAAGAAACCACCTTCAATATACTGTTTAATGCTACCGACAAACTTGCGGCCATCCACTCCGCCAAGCCATTCACCATAAATAATATAGCTAGGATTGTCAAGCAACCAATCCTTTAAAGCATTGATTTCAGTGTCATTAGAATTTGTAATATAGTATGCAAATCCAGCATTATCCTTCTCAATAGAAATCTCACGGGTACGAGAGCCACACGCAATTTTGCCCTCATCATCTACCCAAATGCTGGAATTGCTTCCGTCCATTTTCGGCTGAATTAAAACCGACTTACAAATGAAACCCTGAACTTCATTACGAGTAGAGCGTTCAAGATGAATATACTTGTTGAAATGTGACATGTTTTCCTCTTTCTCTCTTTCAACAATTACATTATATCATGCATTTTATAAAATTGCAAGAAAAATTTTTCTTCTCTTTTCTGTTTTCTTATAGTTATTTTTGCGTAGCAAAAATAACGTAATTCTTTTATCTTTTCTCTTCTTTATAATTTTTACGTCACTGTAAGTGACGTAAAAGATAAATTAATTTAAAGATAATTTATTTTATAATTATATAAATAATATTATATTTGTCAATATTATTTCTTATTATATATAAAAATTATAAAGAATAAATAAACTAATTTAAAATAATTAATTAATTACATTAGTTTTACATTATATACTATATATTATATTAATAATATTCTTATTATATATAATCTTATATAATTAGTCTTAAGGGGTAAACCCCTTAACAACCCAGTTATTAATTATAACGTAATTTTTCATTTTGTCAAGAGTTCTGTAAAAAATTTTTTATAACAAAATTTATGCTAAAAATATTGTTGACTAATTTAATTTTATAGTTTATAATGTTCTCAACACGCAAACAAAAGAAAGGAAAATATGGAACAGATTACAGCAGAAGCAGCTCGCCGCATTCGACAGCAGAGTGTAGTAGATAAAAAGAAAAAGGAACTGGAAGAAGCTCAAAATATTCCATTTTTTGAAGAGCTAACTGAGAAAGTAAAAGACGCGGCGTTCAATGGCGAAAGTAATGTACAGATTGGGCCGCATGAATCAGAATATTACCAAGAGGTTATCGATAGTGGCAAGATTGTTCATAGTAAAGAGAAGCAACTTCCGCTAGACTGGAAAAAAGTTTTCAAGGTTTTTGAAGAGTCTCTTGGATATAAAGTTTCAATTGTGCAATATCCTGCGCAATTTCTTAAGTCCAATGGCCTTGATATGGTTACACTCAATATTGAGACTGCAACTGTATATTGGTAGTAAAATATGAAGCACACGTTAATTATGATGGCAGGCCCTGCGAGTTCAGGAAAATCTGTATTTGCAAAAATCATTAAAGATTCACATGATGATTGCGTTGTAGTTTCATATAAACAGATGGCAAAAGCAGCACTGGTCGCAAAAGAACCGCAACATTATGTAGATAAGCGATATATCGAAGTATTAAATAATATGCTTGAAACACATGAATATGTAATTGCTGATAATTACAATATCAATGCAAATGAACGCAAAAAAATATTTGACAATATAAATATTGATAAATATAATATTATTTGTGTTTGGGTGGAAACGCCTCTTAATGTTGCATTGAAGCGAAATGCACAACTAGATGAAAAGTGGCGAAGGTCGGAAGACTCTATAAAGCAAATGTATAAAATTAAAGTATCGCCGCAAGAACAAGAGCCTTTTAAAAAAGTAATTTTCATTTCAGAGCAAATGAATTATGCTATTGGAACAGATACAATGGAAATTCAAAATATTTTAGATACTCTTAAGGCTCTATAGTACTTTGACAATTGAATATTTTATTTTAATTATTATTTAATAAAAGGAAATAATGTTAAAATTTATTTGTATTTTAATTGCGGCAATGTTTATTGTTAATTTTCTTTGTAGTTTTACTAAAGAATATCGAGAAAGTAATAATGTTGGCATTAATCGAGCCATTTCAGTTGTAATTGCAGTAATTCTAATTGGTATTTCATGTGTATATACACAAGACGTAGGCGAAGTTGTTGTACTTCGCTCTATTGGTGGTAGTCTCTCTGGTTACACAAGTGAAGCTGGTTTCCATTTTACTGCACCATGGAATGATACAATTTCGTTCGATACCCGTAACAATTTAATTAACTTTCATGGTTCAAAAACAGACTACTCTTATGATGGAGGTTCTGCGGAAGGCCCATATGTAACTGTAAACGATAAGTCTGGCTCCAAGGCGAATGTAGATATACAAGTCAATTACAGTCTAGACTCAAAGACTGCTGAGTATCTATATACTGAATACGGAACGCAAGAGAACTTTACTAAGAACTATGCTTCCAATGACCTTCGCTCTGTAGCGCGTGAGGTGTCTGGTCAGTTTGACACAATCACTATGTTAACTGACCGCTCTCAATATACGAAAGCAGTCCAAAAAGCTCTAGAAAAGAAGTGGAAGAAAATTGGCCTAACTGTTGAGCAAGTCAGTGTGCAAGACATTTCTTATGCTAAATCTATTACAGATGCCTATGCTGATTCTCAGGCAGCAGAAGTAGAAAAGGCTAAGGCTCAGAATCAACAAGAAACTGCCAAGATTAAGGGAGACACTAAAGTAATTGAAGCTACAAAGGAAGCAGAAGCTAATAAAGTTCTTAATGATTCATTAACTGATAATGTTCTTTCTCAGCAATATATTGAAGCTCTAAAAGAAATGTCTAAGAATGGCAATACTGTAGTAGTCCCACAAGGTTCAACTCCAGTAGTATCAACTAAATAATCAATAGCCTCAAAGTTTTTCTTGACTTTGAGGCTATTTTTTTATATACTTATGCTAACAGAATCCAAGAGGAAGAGAGATTATGGATGCAAATGTAGCAATGGTATGTGTCACGGTTATTTGCGTCGCGGCAATTATAGCTAAATGCTATATGGAACATTTGGCTGAAACTACTCGACGCATTAGGGCGAACGCACCAGAGCACCAACGCAATATCGATAACGTTCCATACAATATGAACAATATCTGGAAGAAGAAGTAATGTTTAATATTATTTTATCATTTGCCGCAGGTTTTATAATTGGATATGCGGTGTGTTGTATTCTTACTATTGGAAAGGATAACTAATGGCAGATTGCATTTTTGTTGCATATATCCTTGCTGTAATTGGATATGCATATTTTTCATTTAGCCGCAAATTTGAAAATATTCGATTCAATTTATATCGAATGTATCTTAATTTTTAGTTGACTATTGACTTTATATAAATTATAATATAAACCAATAGAAAGAGGAATTATGCGTGATATTAATCGTATATATGATATTGTTATAAAAATTCAAGACCTGTGGGAGCACTATTCAGACCAACGTTTAGGTCAACTTATTGAAAATTATCTTGTAAAAGATGGAGAAGATTTGTTCTATATAGAAGATGAAGAACTTTCTCAACGTTTAACTGATAAACTCTCATGGATTGATTGGTAAAGATGAATATTACAGTGAAAGATTTTATTGATTGGCTTCGTATGGATACCGCTAATACCGGAAGTATGATTCGCTTTGAAGCATCAAATATTCCGTGCTTAAAGAGTCCAAGCATATATTTTAAAGATATTGATGATAATATGACCATTGAATTAGAAAATGCATATGTACATTATTTTCATGTAGAATATAATGAAGATTATAGAATCTTTACTTTTGTAATTTATATTTTGTAATTTATGTGGAGTTTTAATGATTACTCAATATTCTCATGGTATCAATACAGAAGCAAATCCAAGCAACAATGTAATCGATATTTACAAAAAGTGGAGTGCGGAAGAAGTGCGGGCTAGCCTTCAACCAAATCGTACTTCACTTGTAAATATTTGTCTCAATCTTGACCATGGATTTAACGTTGGTTCTATTATTCGCGCATCAAATTGTTTTCTTGCTAAGGAGACTTATGTGGTTGGCCGCAAACGCTTTGACGCTCGTGGGGGTGTTGGATCCAAAAAATACGAACGCGTATATCACGCAGATACATTAGATGAAGTCATTGAAGTTCTGCATCCTCTTGGATATACCATTTTTGCTGTAGATAATGTAGAAGAATATAATCCGCAGAATATTTTTGATGCTGATATTCCAATGAAATCTGCTTTTGTATATGGAAGTGAGGGCGATGGTTTGCCAAAAGATGCTATTGACAAATGTGATGAAATGGTATATATTAGGCAATATGGAAGTATTCGCTCACTAAATGTGGCACAAGCTGCCGCATGTTGTATGATGGAATATTCTAGACGTTATCAAATGAGGTAGCTATGAAATGGGAAGATTTATCACCAGAAGCAAGACTATATATTAAATTACAGCCGCATGTTTTTGCTAAGACTACGATTGCATCATTAATTGCTCTAATGGATAAATCAGTTTCTCTCCAAGAGAAAGCAAATTATATCGACCGTGCGGCAGATATTTTAAAGCTATGCGCAGTTTCAATCAAAAGCCATCCAGAGTTTGAAATTGTTATTGACAATACTCATAGTACGTAGTATTATATAAAATAAAGATAAGAAAGGATGTTTTAGATGGCTGAGTTGACTAAGAGCGACTATAGATACTTTGAAATGGCACATAGGGAAGCTGAAAAATCTACCTATGATACCTTTCATCTTGGATGCGTTCTAGTCTATAAAGGTCACATTATCGGTCGCGGAAGCAATTCCTCTAAAACTTCACCTATTCAGGCCAAATATAATCAGTTCAGGCAGTTCCGATATGGGCCGCAATTAGTAGCACATAAAAACCATGCTGAAATCAGCGCTATTAAGAGTGTACCTTATCAGGTAGATAAAGAGACTGATTGGTCAAAGGTTTCATGTTACATTTATCGTATCTCTAAGGGTCGAAAAAAGAATGTGGGTTTAGCTCGACCTTGTGAGGGATGTTTTCAGGCACTTATCGATAAAGGTATTCGTAACATCTACTATACTACAAATAATGGCTATGCGTATGAGGAAATTCTTGTATAATGAATATTGTTAGTATTGCTGTAATTATAATTTTTATGTTTTCTGTCTATTGCTATTATAATGGAAAGCGATTTAAATAATGAAGTGTATTCTAATTTCAGATAAAGAAATGCAGGATTACCTAAAGCATTTTAATGAATCAAATGGTTCAAATTATAGCTTTGTATGGTGCCCTGAATATTGTAATCTGGTTGATTTTACCAATCATCATCGTCTTGATTATAATAATTCATTACAGGCGATTTTATATGAATTTAAATATGATAATATTGAACTTAAAGCGGTAATTAATCTTGCTATCGAGGAAGGAACTCCTTTAAGCGATGTATGCGGCCTTTATCATGATACTAGCCGCAAAACCTATATTCTTACTTGGAATTAAAGCTATTAAGTAGATTCAAACAGTCTACTAAATGGGCCATTAGCTCAGTTGGATTAGAGCCTGAAACTTCTATTTTCAAAGTCGCGCGTTCGAGTCGCGCATGGCTCACTTAGTAGACTGGCAATAAGTTAGTCTATGTTATTTAAAACAGCATTTTGAAAGGATTTATTGTGAAAATTCGTGATTGGGAAGACTTCGATGAAGAGGATAACTTTGAAAAATTTTCCCATAAGACAAAACTAATTCGCCAGCGCAAAGATGATACTTATAAAAGTAAGCGTCGTGAGAAGCGTGAGCGTCAAGAATTTGAAGAAAATGCTGCGAAGGGCGGGGAGTAATTCCTGCCCTTTTTTATTATAAAAAATAGTTGCCATTTGCCACATAATCATATATAATATATTTACCAAAAGAAAGAGGTAAGTATGAATGAAGTAGATATGCTCCGCAATGATTCTCTTGTGCGGGAAAAGGATTTGGGAAACGGAATCTCGTCTTTCAATTTTTCCAATAAGTGCTTTTGGGATAAGAAGTGGACTACGGAGTCAATCAAGGCTCGCGGATTATTCTGTGATGTTAAAAATAACAATGTTGTGGCACGTTCTTATAATAAGTTTTTCAATATTGGAGAGCGTCCTGAGACTGAAATGCTGAATCTTCGTACTACTTTTGCATATCCTGTGCAGGCATATGTGAAGTATAATGGTTTTTTGGCAATCGTCTCAGCAGATAAGGATAATCCCGATAAGTTGTTCATCGCATCCAAGAGCACTAATGAAGGCCCGTTTGCGGGATACATTAAGAACATTATTAACTCTATGCTGAGCGAAGACACGCAAAAGGATTTTGCAAACACCTTGCATAATCTTAATATCTCTGCTGTGTTTGAGTGTATTGACCCAGCGCATGACACGCATATTGTAGAATATTTCAGTCCGCATTTAGTTATGCTTGATTGTATTTATAATTCCTTTGAATATAAGCACATGTCATATGAGAATATGAGAGAATTTGCATGTAAGTTTGGTTTTTTGTTTAAGGTTCGTTTTTCCATTTTAACAGATTGGGAAGATTTTACAAGTTTTATTGATTGGCATAAGGATGATAATGGGATTGAAGGATTTGTGTTTGAAGATGCTAATGGGTTCATGGTAAAGTATAAAACTTTATGGTATCGTTACTGGAAGCAGGTGCGTGGCGTTTTGCAGCAGGTCTGGAACGGACGTGATATTGATTCAATCAAGAATATCAATAACAAGATTAAGCCAGAGCACAAGCAGCCGCTTCTTGATTTCGTAGCTTCATGCCGCAATCGTGATGCGTGTCCATCAGTAATTGAATTCCGCAACTCTTTATCTTAATTTTAGTTTGACTCTTGGTATAATATATTATATAATATAATTGTTCCAAGAGAGGAAAGGAAGTTATATGACTGCTACTTACACTACCGCCGTTCTTCGTCTCGCCAGCTATTACGTGGACAATAAGGATGATATTACCGGAGATTATATTGATGGGGCAGTTATGACTATCAGTAATGTCTATGGGGTGCGTGACGAGCGCATTCGCCGAGACATGTATAAGATGATTGACATTTTGATTGATGGAGAGTAAAATGCTTTCATGGAATTGGGATATTAACAATCCTATTCGGCTTGGTATGGAGGACGAGCATATGCAGGAAAGCGTTTACAAGTGTATCCAAGAGTTCGAAAATGAATATATGGGGCATCCATCTTGTGAAGAGTTTGAAGATACCTTGGAGCGCAACGGTATTGACCCGTCTGACATGCCTAATTGCTATTGGAACGATTTAGCTCAATATCTTTAATTCTATGGGAGATTGTCTATTGACAGTCTCCCTATTTTTTTATATAATATAAAAAGTATATATTGAAAGGATGATGTATGATTAAACTTGCAATTCCCTTTCAATTGAATGGAGAGTTAAATGATGATGTAAAAGAATTCAATATTCTTTTTTACAAATCTCGAAATTCAATTGAAGATTTGATTGAATTCGTTCAAAAGTATGAGAATACTCGCATTAATCTGGAATTCCCAGAAGGAATTCATATGCCGACAGTCAAATCAATTAATAAAGTCTCTGATAATATTTATATTAAGGTTGCTCCTGCGGATATTCTTAAAGTTGTAGAGCTTAAAGAAAATAATTTTAAATTCTTTTTTAATCAAGATATGCCGGTGTCAACATACACAGCACTTGATGCCTTTTTCCGCATGGGTGTATCAGACGTATACATTGCAGATGACCTATGCTATAATTTAACAGAAGTGCGGCAAATGTGTGAAAGTCATAACGTACAAATGCGGCTAGTCCTTAATAAGATTCCATGCACTACTTTTGACCGTGGAGTTAATCCCAAGAGTCCAATCTATATGCCTAAAGACTTTGAGCTTTTGGATGGATATTTTGATGTATTTGAATTTGAGTGCGGCCTACCGTATGACTGGGCTAAGTTCGATGTTCTATATCGAGCATGGTTTATCAATCATTATTGGCATGGTCAAATGAGCGAAATAAATGAAGATGTAGACCAGAATTTTCATTGTGACGCAATCCATCCTGATTTTACCCGTAATAAACTAAATTGTGAACGTAGATGCTGCAAAAGGGTGTCAAATAATTGCCGCAAATGTGAAGATTTTCTTGAACTTGGTGAAGTATTGAAAGCTAAGAGAATTCGATTTACAAATTAATTGGGCAAATGATTATAAACTTTTGCCCATATTTTTTATAAATATATAAGCAATCGTCTAACTGTCGTATAGGATTTAAGGAGAATTTTATTCAAATGACAATCATTAAAAACAGGGCAACGAAAGCATTGGCCTATGGTGTATCTATTTTAGCCTTGGCCGGAGTGACAAATGCTTATTGCGCTTCAAACGCAAGCGCTATGTCCAACGATGAAATCTTAGCTGCGGCTACTCGTGAAATCAAAGTTGAAACCATGTTCAAATATAAAGAAGATGGATATAATAACGCGCAGAGTTGGCTGGTAGATAAGATTAATATGCAAACCCAGCAGCAAGACCAAGTAACAAGAATCATTCAAGATTATGGAGATTATCTAGATTTAAATGAGATTTCTCAAATTCAACAGATTATGGAAAAGCAATCTGTGGCAACTAGTATCTCTGAATTAAAGCAGTATAAAGCTGAACTTGATAAATGGTCACAGTATGGTGCCGATAAAAAACAAAAAGCACTCCAAGAGAAGAAAGAAGCGGAAGAGCGCGCGGCACAAGAAGCATTAGCGGCAGAGCAGGCAGCACAACAGGCCGCAATCGTCCAAAGTACGCAAACTATCTCATATAGTAATACCAATGCAAATACCTCTTACTCTTGGTCTGGTGGCAGCGCGAAAGATTTTATCGTAAGCAAAGAAAGTGGCGGTAATTATAACGCTACCAACGGTAGGTATTTTGGCGCGTATCAGTTAGATATATCCTACCTTAATGGTGATTTATCGCAAGAAAATCAAGACCGTGTTGCCGAACAATATGTAAACAATAGATATGGCAGTTGGGAAAACGCTGCCGCACATTGGCAGTCTAACGGTTGGTATTAAGAAAGTAGTTGACAATATTTGAAATGTTTGGTAATATATTATTGAAAGTTAAGAAGTGGGCAATTCCAGTAATTGCCGCATTAATCGTTGTGGTTGGGGGCCTAACAGTATGGGTTAACACTACCTTCCAAGGTCAACTTTGGTTCGACAAAATGACAAATCAAAGAACTCCACCTCCTGAGAATCACTGTATCAAGGTGTATTCCGCAGGACAGCTCGTTGGAGACTATGATGGACATTATTCTGTAGAACAATTTGATGACCACATTGTTCTTATCAATCATGATAAACATGATGATAAAACTGAAATCTACGGTGAAACCGCAGTGATTGTAGACGAAGATTAAAAGGAGAAAATCAATGGTTGAATCTTATGGTATGAATTTTAATGCTGCACTAACGCAGGATAAAGATGGTAATGTGTCTCTTGGTGTACACGTGACCGATTCGGATGGCCTTGACATTGACAAGAATGAATCTGGCAGCGATATTCCAAAAGTCATTGAAAACCTTTGCAGTGGTCTGATTAAAGACCTAACAGTTGTATCCAACGGCCGCAAAGCCAAAAAGGAGAAGGAAGATGCGGAGAAGCGTCGTGCGGCCAAAGCTGAGAAGCAGAAGAAGATTGCAGACCTTAAAGCACAGGCAGAAGCTCTACAAAAAGAGATTGCTGCGCTGGAATCTGAGAAAACGTCCTCCACGCCCAAGACTACAGTGAGTGCTCTAGATTCACTTTCCAAGGACTTTGAATCTCTTCTGGACGATTCAACTATGAAAATTTTCCGCAAGATGCTGTTCTAAAATTTATCTTGCAAACCCATATATAAAGTTATATAATATACTTAAAGAAAAGGAAGGAGATACAGGATGTTCGTAGGTGACAAGTTTTATAACATTGATACGGAACGCGACTTTGACGCTTGCTTGAAAGAGAACGGTTTCGACCCTGCGGAAATTAAAAACTATGCTATCTCCTTCCACGTTTCTAATCGCGCATGTTGCGTAGAAGGTCTACTTGGTGACGATTGGGCGGAAGTATCTCATGCGATTCAACAGGAGTGTGATGACTTGCGGAATGAGGTGGATAACCTTGAATCTCGTTCTCGCAAAGGCAATACTCGTGCTGACATTGCTAAACGTCTTAGCACTATTCTTGAGAATATTTATGACCTTGCTTTATCGAATCAAATTTATGACCCCGATGAACTTTAAGTAATATTTTTTCTTGACAAAAAGGAAAATTAACCATATAATATATTTGAAATCTTTGGACAAAGATGTATAATTTTGTTGTACAACTTTTTATATTATATAGTGGTGCTAGAGCCTACAGTGTTCCAGAAATATTGTAGGCTCATTTTTCTTTTGGCAAAGCCAGTTTAGTATAACAGTAATACATCGCTCTTGTAAAGCGAAGCAGACAGGGCAGCACTGTCAACTGGCTCCAATATTTTAGTATTCTATGAGGATAATATAAAAGGAGATTCGACCACTCCAAGCAATGCACTTGTATTATTCTCATAGAGTGCTAACCTTAGACACTCTCCAAGTGATAGTAGAGCGGAATTTGACCCCGTCTGTGCTATCCCAAGTTATAAGCGATTCGGGCAGTCGCTATACAAATTTGCCCACTTTAGATTATTAGATAGGCTACATAGGGAGTAGCTACCTCATGGAAAAGTGAATATCCACCACCTGCCTATCTATTGTATTTAGTGGATAGGAAAGTGTGGATATATGCTTAAATGTATTATTTGTGAAAAAGATTTTGTTATTAGACCAAATGGTAAAATGGGCGGGGCAAATCGTCAAATTTGTTATAATTGCTTGCCTGAAGATATTAGTTCAAAACAAGAAAGACGAAAAGCTACGAATTTTCTTATTAGTCAAAAGCTTCAAAAAGAAAAAACAAGTCGTGGCTGCGATATTTGTGGTTACAATAGTTGCGGAGCAGCATTAGAGTGGCATCATTATAATAGCGATAAAGATTTTAATCCAAGTGCTATTCCAGTATGTAATTGGGAAACATTGAAGAAATATCGTAAAGAAACTCAAAAATGTCAATTATTATGTGCAAATTGCCATAGAGAAATACATTATAAAAAATATTGGGGAAATTTTATTATGCCAATTGATAGTGGCCAAAGTGAAAATTTCAGAAAAGAAGTTTGTGATTATTACAAAGAAAACCTAAACATAAATAAAACTAGCGTTTATTTCCATAAAAATCGCGAAACAATTAAAAATATTCTGCTGTATTGTGGAGTTAAGATAACTAAAGAAGACAATCATAAATCTGTCAGTATGATAAATATTAAAACAAATGAAATTATTAAAACATTTTACAGTTTAAATGAAGCTAGTGATTTTTTAAATAAAGGTAAAGGTGGCATTACCCATATATCTGATGCTTGTTCCGGGAAAAGAAAGACTGCTTACGGGTACAAATGGCGTTATGAATAATATTTTTCATTTTTACTTTTAAAAATTATTTGACAAATTATCAAATAATTTGATATAATGTAGTTAACAAAAGGAAAAACACTTCTTTTGAACATAGGGTTCCTAAACCAAAAGAATTAGGTGCGGCTTAAGGTTTCAGACTACAGATAAAAGAAACTTAGTGATTAAATAAATGATGCGAAAGAACGTCTGAAGAATCACGATTAAAATATGGTTTGCGGTTATCCTAAAACCACACCTAAAATTTTTCTTGACTTCTAGTTGAGAATAATGTACAATATATTTAGAAGAAAAGGGGAAAAAGGATAGTCAACAGTACCATCAACAAACCAGTGACCCTGCGGCGAATATTAATGAGCCAATACCCATAAGATGTAATATCGAGTACGCTGTTAGGTTGATTAAATTTTTCTTCCAAATAAGTTTAAACGCCAAGAGAAAGAGGTAAAATGGCACAGTCTATCGAGTCTATGGAGCAGCGTTATCAGATGCTTATTAACCGAAAGGGTAAGAATTCAGAAAATGTAGGCATTATGCGCAAACTTCGCCGCAAGATTAACAAGGCTAAGTCAGGTATCATTCTTTCTTAATTTTATATGCGTGATAGGGATTCAGTTACTTCATATCAATAGCAGAGATATAGGCTGTCGGTTCGAATCCGACCATCTACGGATGTAGCTCAACAGGTAGAGCGATGTCATTTTATAGTCTGAATCCAAGATTTCCGCATATTTTTTCTTGACTTTTGGTTATATATATTATATAATATATTTAGTTCAAAGGAGATAACATGAGATACTGCATTTGCCGTGAAAAAACTACGCATTGCCTGTCTATTCGAGTTGATACTGACTGCTCGCCTGTACGCTTTGATGTACTTTCCATTCATGACACTTTCGAAGAGGCAGATGCGGCACTTCGTTTTTATCTTGATTAATCTATTTTATAGATAGATTAATGTAAACATTCCGCAGCCAGAGCCAATCTGGACCGCCGCATACTTGAAAGGAAGCGGGTTTGAATGTTTTATGCGCCCTTAGCTTAGTTGGTAAAGCAGTGGACTCTTAATCCAAAGACCGTCAGTTCGAATCTGACAGGACGCACCTATTTTATTTCGCTCGTCTGTAGTTCAGCTGGTAGAACATTTGGCTGTTAACCAAAATGTCGTAGGTTCGAGTCCTACCGGACGAGCAAAATAAAATATTTGACAAAATCATTTCGGTAGTATATAATATAAATATAAAATAACAAGTCTTCAAGAATCTTAACTCATACGGTTTGGCCGCCGATAGAGGAACTACTAAGGACGGGACACCTGAATGCTAGCTAATACAGGGAGCAGACAGCCAGTATTGTCCTTGATGTAATCGAATGAGCTATCTTGTTGTTTTATATTTATATTATTGGTCGAAAGGTTTCAAATGAAATTATATCTGAAACACTATACTAACAAAATTTTATGGTCAGAGCCAAAAGATGATGATGAAGCATATAAAGATATTCAAAATTGGTTAACAGAACATTATCCAATTAATCATTATATGCGGCATTGGGTAGATAATGCTGGTGTTCATTGGATTGATTTTGGTTCGCACACAGATTTCTTTTGCATTGAAGGAGAGTAGGCAATGTCTTACAACAAGGAAGAAGATTTGAAGTTGAAATACGCTTATATTCCCGATGATGCGGCAAATGCCCCTGCTTCTAAAAAGAAGAAGCCGTCTCCTAAGAAAGCCAACCATAAACATAATTATGATAAAAGTATTATCATCAATTATTATGATAAATATACTGGTAAGTGGACCTATTCATATAGGAATATCTGCACTGTTTGCGGCCGCATTGGTGATTTTAAAGATAAAGATGGAATCATCGCAAAGACTTTCCCGCACATCAGTACTTGTTGGTTTGGTTTTTCCGTTGCTTTTGGATATAATGCAGAATTTGAGGAGTTTACCGAGTGGTCAAAAACTTGGTATCCTGTAATTGTTTGGAAAGACTATCAACCTTTATCAGATAAGTTTATTCCTAACGAGTTTTTTGATGAACTTAAAATCGGAACAGATAAAGTAGATTAATAATGTGCTTCGGGAGTTGATGGAATTGGCATACATAGCGGCCTCAAAAGCCGTCGGTTATTGTAACCATACGAGTTCGAATCTCGTACTCCCGACCAGAACTGCTACGGTATCCCATTAAAGACATGGACCGGTCTGTAAAATCGGTACCTTAAGGTTGACTAGGAGCGTTACCTAGACGTAGCACCAATTGTACTTTATAATGCGTGACAGAAAATCAGTTACTTCTATTTTAAAAATAAGATATTGGTTCGATTCCAATTACCGCATAAAAACTGATTTTAGTATTTCCGCATTTAATTTTTATTCTGGTATGTGATTGAGTTTTAGTTACTTCGAAGATATATATTATGTTTTAAATTAATTAAAATTTAAATTAAAAGAACCAGCTTTTACGTCAGACTATAACGGCGTAACAAAAAACTGGTAACTTATACTAAAACTAGTATTTCCATACCTTCCTCTTTCTCTTGGATAAGTGATTGACCGCATAGTTACTTCATATTTTTGGTATAATATAATTCAGTCTATGTGATATTATTTCCTTATCTTAAACATTTTGCGTGATTGGTTCAAGAGATACTTCATAAATATTTTATGACATTTTTTTGCTCTCTCTTGGGCATACTTTCCGCTTTAATAGGGCCTTATGGTCCTATTTTTTTTATTGACTTTATACATACAATATTATATAATATATATAAAGAAAGAGAGAAAGAGGTTTTTTATATGAGCGTTTGGGTTGTTTCTGATACTCATCTAAATCATACCCGCATCATGGAGTATTGTCCTGATACACGTGATTTTTCCTGCGTTGAGGATATGAACGAAGCAATTATCAATAGATGGAATGACCGCATTTCCCCCGATGATATAGTCTATCATCTTGGTGATGTTTGTATGGGACAACTTGATACAATCGATAAGTATCTTCCTCGACTAAATGGTCATATCACTCTCATTAAGGGAAACCATGATACGAAGGGCCGCATTGCCCGCATCCAAGAGGTTGTCGGTTGGGAAGTCCTCAACATTGAATGTATACACTATAATGGTATTAACTTTCTTATGATGCATGAGAAGCCAGAAGACATGCATGGTAATTCTGAGAATGTTATTCTTTACGGTCATGTTCATGACGCTGCGCCGCATGGTTTGCAGCCTGATTGGACATATCATGTTGGACTTGATACTAACAATCTTGCTCCTGTAAATCTTCATGATATTTGGATTGATGTCCAAGAGCAGCGAATTAAGACTGGTGAATAATGGAAGTCAAGCATAAAGTGCAAAGGATTTGCGGCAATTGCCGATATTATTGGCATAAATCATGCTATCGGTTTCCGCCGCAAATTGTTTTAGACTATGATTATAATGTGAGGACGGTTCATCCTTCGCCGCAGTCAGGAGACAGATGTGGTGAATGGTCTATTCATCCTAAATTGGAGCAAAAATGAAATGCAAGAAGATTTGTTGGACTTGTAAGTATATGCGTGGCAGATATACCGATTCGTTCTATGGCGGGTCTATTGGAAATTGCGCATATGATTCTGTAATGTTGGGACATTTTGATGAATCAAGAGATAATATGCCGCTTAAAAGCGGTGATGATACTTGCGGCAATTGGGCACCAAACGAATATTTTGCATCTATAGATAATTTTTCCTAAATTTTATCTTGACTCTTGGGTAATTATATTATATAATATAATTAAAGAAGTTGAGAGAGAGGTTTTGGACATGGACTTCAACATCTGCGCCAACTGCAAGTATTTTCTTACAACTGATTCTGATTATATGTTTGGACATTGCATTAAGGAGTTTGCTGATGCTGGGTTAGACATTGATGAAATCAAGTCTATGATTGGACCTATTGGTAATATTCTCGGTGATGATTATATGTGTGCGGATGGTGAGCTCAATGATTAACAATAGTTTCAATGGTTGGACGAAAGAGCAACTTGACCAGTACAATGAACTTTGTATTGACTATCCGCAATGGGCAGTTGACATGCTTATTGACCTCTATGGCCCAAATGAACTTTTTGACGGTATCGTAACGGACCTTGAAGAGTACTCTTATATGCTTTAATATTGGAATACCTGTGTAGCACAATTGGTTAGGGCAGTTGACTTATAATCGACCGATGCGGGTTCAAGTCCCGACACAGGTACCCGACATGGGATAGATAACCAGTGGGGAACTGGGTCCGCCTGCTAAGCGGAACGTACTTGTAAATAATAAGTATCCGGGTCGGAACCGGATTATCCCGCCAATGTTTATTCCCGCGCCTATACGCGGTGGCTTTCATGGTAGTGCCGAAAACAACCATTGCGGCAGAATAGGCAACGCCGCATACTTGGAGAGTTGGCCGAGTTGGTCGATGGCACTTGTCCTGAAAACAAGCAGGCGCTGGTAACGTCTCTAGAGTTCGAATCTCTAACTCTCCGCCATGGTCATGTAGCTCAGTTGGTAGTAGCAGCAGACTGAAAATCTGCGGGTCGCTTGTTCGATTCAAGCCGTGACCACCAATAAATACCCTGTAGGGCAACTTCTTTTGAGGTTGCCCTATTTTTTTATTGACTTTTACTGCATAATCATATATAATATATATAAAGAAAGCCAAGAGAAGGAGAAAAGATGGCTACTCTTTATATTCTCGCAGCTATTCCAGCCGCAGGAAAGACAACTTGGGCGCATGAGCATCATTCTGAGCTTGATGCCAAGATTATCTCGCGCGATAACATTCGTTTCAACTATATGGCAAATGACCCTGATTTTCTTCCTTCCATGGATTATTTCAAGTATGAGAAGGATGTCGAGCGATGCTTCTATGACCAGATTAATTGGGATTTGTGTGTGAATGATATGAACGTCATCGCTGATGCCACTCATATCTCTTGGAAGAGTTTAAAGAAAACCGTTGAGCATTGCGGCAAAAACGCGGACAAGGTTATTCTTGTATACTTCAATCGTGGTCTTGATATTGCCTTGCCGCAGAACGCGAAGCGTGATGGCGTTGAGCATGTTCCCGAGGAAGTAATCAAGCGTATGTGGAAGAACCGCTATCAGCCTGCTCGTGCAAAGGCCGCAGGTCTTGTTGATGAATATATGATTGTGTAGGCAACAAATGGATGATAACGTGAAATATACCCTACGGCAAATCAAAAAGGCCGCAAAGGAAATGCTGAATCTCAATATGCCTATTGGCTTTGAGTACTGTGTTTACGATATGCCATTGGCTGATTGCCAAGAAATCTGCCGCAAACTTGAGAATTTTGGTTTTCAGGTCTCTATTGGTCATCGTCTTGGCAGTGAGAATACGATTATAGTAAGAGAGAAAGAGTGAATATGTGTACTTTTAATTATCCAGAAAATTACGACCAGTTTACCCAAGAGCAGCAAGATAGCATCCTGAGCTGGTTCAATACTACGAAAGAGATTGAACGTGGACTGATTTCATATTCTACCAAAAGTAAGAATGAAAATGAATTGAAAGCCTTTTCAGACAGGCGTGAGAAATATGAAGTGCGGCTAAGGGCGGCTCAGTCGATTCTGCGTACAATGGGCGTGTTCGTTGAATATAATTGGCCTGGACATGAACACGAATATTTCCTAGCCACACGAGCTGACGCAGAGCTGTATCGCAAGGAGCATGAATAATGGCCGCATGTGTTCATGGCGAAGTGTGCCGCGCATGGATGGAAAGAACTAAACAGAAAGCTCCGTTGAGCAATACATGTCCTTTTAATTGTCCTTTATACGAGCGCAAACCTTCAATATCGGAATACTGTCCAAATCGGCACGCATATCCTAAAGATATTTTCGGCACGCCTATTTTTTATTGTTAAAAAGGTAATTTATGATTGCGAATGACGCACGCACCATGGTATATGAGTCCATTTATGCAAAGGTGTTTATATATGAAATATGAAGATGGGCATACTTTTGATAGTGGCGTAAAATTAATTAAACGATTATATAAAGATGATACTTCGCATTATACATGTCAGTTCCAGTGCCCAAGATGTGGTAATATATTTACTGCTACATTAGCAGACGTAGCTAGAGGAAGCACAAAATCTTGCGGGTGTCTACAAGCAGAAGTAAAAAAGCAGCATGCCCCAACCAATAAAAAAGATTTAACTGGGCAAAAATTTGGTTATTTGACAGTCATTAAAGATTCTGGTAAAAGAGATGCTAATGGTACGGTGAAGTGGCAATGTAAATGTGATTGTGGGAATTATCATTTAGTAGCTACTACAAATTTGATAAATGGAAATACTGTATCTTGCGGGTGTGTAGTATCTTATTATGAACGATTAATAGAAGAAATTTTAAAAGAAAGTAAAATTAATTATATAAAACAAAAAACTTTTAATGGATGTATAAACCCAGAAACAGGATATAAATTAAGATTTGATTTTTATCTGCCGGACTATAATTGTTGTATAGAATACGACGGTATACAACATTTTAAACCAGTAGAGTATTTTGGCGGTGTTAAAAAATTCAAAAAAGATAAATATAGAGATGCCATAAAAGATAATTTTTTGTAGTGAAAATAACATTAAACTCATTAGAATACCTTACAAAGATAAAAATCTTCTTAATAAAAAATATATTTGTGAATTATTAGATTTTTGAGTTAATTGTGGAGTGGTAAATTATGTATTTTGTTTTATGTGATTGGGTTACTGACGAAAAAGAATGGTATGAGCAGCGGGGTTCGAAAGTTATCGCTCTAAATACTGCGGCTGAGGCCCTTGCACTCGCACATAATATCGCTTATCATTACGATACAAGTGAGAAGTATGAGAATCCAGTAAATGTAACTATTTTTTATAATGAAGATGGAGTATTTGACGAAGAGGATAATTTCGTTTGCTCCTATATAGGATGTAACAAATATATTAAATGCGGCAAAAAGCTGCATCTATATGCTTAAATTTTAAGGGGCCGCAAGGCTCCTTTTTTTATTTGACGATACCCTTTCAATTTTATATAATATAAATATAGAAAAGAAAGGATGTTGTATGGCAAAAGAGTACGGTTTCCGTCCTTCCACCATTGATGACTTGAAGGGTCAACCTAAGATTCAAAAAATGCTGCGAGTGTATATTAAAGCAGCTAAAATCAAAGGGGAGTCTTTTCCGCATACCATTATCACAGGCCCCAGTGGTTGCGGCAAAAGCGCTACTGCAAATGTTATCGCACATGAGCTTGGATGCAATTTCCGTGCGTATTCCGGTCCTGCTATCAACGATATTAAAACTATTCAGACTATTCTTCTATCTATTAAAGAGAATGATATTGTTCTGATTGATGAAGTACACCGTCTAAACAAGAAATTGCAGGAAATGCTTTACTTTGCAATGGAGAATTTCCAAGTCGATGCTGAGATTGATGGCCAGACCGCACGTACAGACATTCCGCATTTTACCTTGGTGGCAGCTACTAATCTTTATGGTGGATTAAATGACGCTCTTTTGAACCGTTTCCCTATTCAAATGAAACTTGCCGCATACACCCAAGATTCAATGACAGATATTGTAAATAAAATCTGCCAAGAGAAGAATATCCAGATTGACCAGAAGAGCGCTCGAATGATTGCGGCCACCACTCGTGGTGTTCCTCGTAATGCAAACTCATACGTTGCCCGCATCTATGATTTTGCTCTTGTAATGAACGATGGCATCATCACGCCGCAAATCGTTATTGATGGCTTTGATATTATGGGTATCAACAAGTATGGTTTGAACCAAGACGATATGGATTATCTAAACTTTCTTGCGGTACAGAGCAAAGCGGTAGGCATTGATACAATTTGTCTTACTCTTGGAGTGGATAAAAATACAGTCCAGACCAAGATTGAGCCTTATTTGTTGCAAAAAGGCTATATCCAGAAGCAACCGCGAGGTCGTGTAGCTACTGATTCTGGCCGCAAACTTTGCAAAGAAATGGCTGAATAATTTTCTTGCTCTTGGTCATAATATGTTATATAATATATTTAGAAAGAGAGAGAGGAAAACAAATGATTGGCGATAAGGTTATGGTTGAGCAAGCATACGGTATCGTATGCGGTGTAATTTCTGATATTATCTATGATGAAGATTGTGTTGTAATCACTGATACCCGTGGTTGCCGCATCGTTGCAAACTTCAATGAGATTATCGTTCTTTAGGAGATATTATGTGCAAGTATTGTGATTTCCCTGTCGATAGCAATTCCGCATACATTGATGCAACAGATACATCATGCTCTGATGGTGGATTCAGCGTAGGGCTGCATCATTCCAACTTTGCAAAAGACAATGGATATTATATCTTTGGGGAATATTATCCATATGAAGATGAAACTATTGATTCTGACCTTGCAAATTCCTTTTCAACACGTAATGGATATTCCCTTGCAATCAACTTTTGTCCGTTTTGCGGAAGGAAACTCAATGTCAACTAAGATTTATACGAAGATTCTTTCAGCTCTTGAAACGATTGTCTATCAAGAGGGTTGGGTACTCGGTCAATGTTGTTATAATACCAGAAGTGAATTCTATTATCGCGGATGTAAATTTGTTGTGGTTGTTTGCCCATCGGAAGGACGTGACGTTTTCAAAGTGTATTGTGAATATCATGATGGTAATGACGTAACATATAGTCAGTTTAGCCGCACATATCTTGGTGAGACTAATGGTGATACAAGCCCTATTCTTACCTTTGCAAATATGCTATTTTCTGATATAGCCCACGAGAGCCGCATCATTCGCCGCAAGTTCGATTAATTTTTTCTTGCAATCTATGATATAATATCATATAATATATATAAAGAAAAGGAAGAGATATTAAATCTCCCAAGAGAAAGAGAAAGTATGCGCTACATGGTTGAATCTGAGCTTTATCAATTTCCCGCATGGGGTGGGGCCAAGTCTCGTCTTGACGATTTGGTAAAGCATCCTGCGGCATATGATATGGTTGCGGACTACCTTGACATGTGTCAGATGGAAGGCGATGCCTGCGAGCCATGGACTGAAACTGATGTGAATGATTGGCTTTGGTTCGAACTTGACAACTATCTGTACGAAGAGGGCTTCAAGAACGAAGACGATGAGTGGATTGACGAGGATGATGACTAATGTTTAATCTTTCTATTGGCGATTATTGCACTTATTATGGTTTCGCTGGGCAGCATTCACTCGTTAAGATTATTGCTTTTGGATGCGACTATGAATATAACGGATATGTTTGCGTTAAGTTTATATCCAATGGTAATGAGTGCTATGTCCCTGAGAATCAGCTTTGCAAGTATTAAGGAGTATGCATGAAGATTTATCTTATTTGGGATGGTTCGGGTATTATCGGTGGTTATTCCAGTGAGGGTAAGGCACGTAAAGCACTGAAACAGTATATCATCGACACGGGCGCATGCGAAGAGAAGGATTTTAAAGACAATATGATTGATGATCTTTCATACGGAATCATCAGTCATCCAATTGACAATCTATGGATTTAAAAAAGGAGGGCTTGCGGCCCTCCTTTTTATTTTTCAGAAATCAAAAAAAACATAGTTGCGGCCATTGCTATCTTTTTATATAATATATATAAAGAGAAAGGAAGAATCATGAAAAACGCCAATCAGATTTTCAATACCATTGAGACTAGATGTAATGCAACGAACTCTATGTATACTTGGTATGTCAATAATAAGGATTATGATGATGACCTTGGGGTTGTTTTTGATGTGCGGGATAAGGCCACACATGATGTCCTATGTCATTGCGGCATCTTTCCTTTTACAATGTATAGCGATGGAGAAGCATATGGCAATGTAGAGTTTAATTTATGGGATGGATTTGATTTTGTAACGTTCGATTGTGGAGATTATAAATGTGAAATCGGTAGTATTTATATGAATGATGTCATTGATATGGCGATTAATATTCTTTATCGATAATTTTTTCTTGCGGATAGCTTTAATATATTATATAATATATATAAAGAAAAGGGAGAAAGGAACTTTCATGAAGCGCAACGATTACGTTACTTATGTTCACCCTGATACGAAGAAGGTTATTATCTGCACTGTTGAGGAAATGTACGGCGATGGTCATGTACTTCTCTACGCTGTAGATTCAAATGAAGCGTTTCTGGCTAATATGTATGAGATTGTTGAGTATTAATTTATGTTTGTCGCAGGTGATTTTATTCAAAATGGTGATGTAGTAAGTACGTTTAAAAATATGGAATTAAATATTGACGCTAGTCTTATACAAGCCCTTATAGATAGTCAAGATGGAAAAGCATTTGACATAAGTATTCCCATTGATTCCTATCAGTTTATTGATTGTGCATCGTTGGAACTTCTAAACGATTATATTCAGTATGGCTATGACGTGTCTATCGATATGTTTAATCATACTATTGATATTAAATATAATGCTTAATGGAGCATAACTATGAATGATTCTACTATTAAAGAAATTGCAAATCAACTTGGCGTAGCAGTCAATACCGTTGTGCCGCAATATGCTATGAGTCAGTCTATTAAACTATGTGCTTTGATTATTATTATGCTGATTGTTATTATTGTCAGTATCATTGTTATGAAACATAATTGGCAGAATTTTAAAAACGATTATGGAGATGGTAAACTCATTTTCATTGGCGCAGCCGTAGTAACTTGCTTCGCCGTACCTCTTCTTGTATTTTCCATTGCGTCTTTGGTCGCTTGGATTGTCAGCCCTATTGGAATGACTCTTGGAGCATTGACTAGTTAATTTTTTTCTTGCATCTGGTTTAATTATGTTATATAATATAATTAAAGAAAGAGGAAAAGGAGATTCCAAATGGCTCAGTACATGGTTGCAAACATCGCTTACAACACCTTCTATGAGTGCGATGGGAAGTTTGCGGGAATCGTGCGGGATAAGTGCCTTTTCAAGAGCAAGGACCAGCTCCGCAGGATTCTGGACGAGGTTAAGGCTCATAAGTTGAGCAAGTACCACATGGTCTATGAGGGTTCAATTGAGTCCGTTGAGCCGTTTGAGAACTAATTCAGCCAAGAGAAAGAAGAAATAATGGATATTTACACTTACTATCACGAGACGGTTATGACAGATGCAGAGTATTATATCGATAATGAACACATCGATACTCGCGTAGATGGCTTTGATGAAGATGCGGCTTTCGATGAAATTTTTGACGATATGTGGGCTTCTGATTGGGTGTGCGGTAATGGGTCGGAAAACGGTCATGACGATGTGCTGGTCGTTGTTTCTGCGGAAGAGATTATGAGTGGTCTTTTGGATAAGGACCTAACCGATAACATCCGCGATGCATATGGCGATGACTATTTTGGCAAGGCAATTGTGGAAAATGTTATCGGCCAAGGTACAAAGGGTGTGCGTTATCTAGACACCTTGTTCCGCACGACTACCCTTGAAGATATTATCGATGATGTTAAAGATTATTTTCTCAAGAGCATTCATAAGGAGAATTAATCATGGAAAAGTTTTTTGATGATGATACGCTGGCTAATGATTATGTCAAGAACATTGTAGACCATGCGGCATATCGTCTCTTTGAGAACCAGCAGAATTGGCTTTATATGGTCGGTGAGCTTGGTAAAGGGCGCTGGCCGATGCTAAAAGATAATGCCGTTGATTATATCGAGCAGAAGGTTGAACAGGAATTCCATCTTCTTATCGCTTTTATCACATTTGAGCTTATCAAGATGTATCACGGGCAGGATATTGACCTTAGTGAGAATGTTGCCGCTGAATATAATGAGTGGTTTGGCTATGAGCCAGAAGACGAAGGATATGTTAAAGGCAAGCCTGACCCTAACGGAGAGAAGGAGTAAAATACATAATGGACGATTGTTATATGAACGCCCGCATGAACGAGCTAGCAATCAATATTGATAAGGTGCAGAAGATGGCCGTAGATACAAAGCTATCTGATATTCCATCTATCCATAAAGATGTACGTACAGCCAAGCAAATGTCACATGCCGCATATACGCTTGCAAGCTCCATCAATGAGGTTGCTTCTAAGATTCAGACAGCAAATATCGGAGGCCGCACTGTAGACGCTGATATTGACCCTGACTTTGCATATCATGTGTATCCAGCTCTTCAAAATGCATATTCGAAAGGCAAACGCCTACAAGAACAGCGTGAGCTGAAAGTCCGCCAAGAGCATAACAAACATATGGATGGGCTTATTCGTGATGTGAAGTTTGACGGCAAGTGGACTATTATCAAATGGTCTGATGGTGATATTACACGAGTGAAATGCTCAGATGAAGATGATAATACGCCTGCTGGTGGGTTCAATGCGGCAGTTGCCAAGCATTTCTTCCGTGGTGCATATAATAAGATTATGCATAAATGGTGTGATTAAATGCTTGATGAAGACGGAAAAGATTGGTGGTTAAATCAAGCCAAAAGAAGCGTTGAAACACTTGATGAAGATGATTTCGATAGATTCTTGATGATGTTGGATACAGCGCCAGTAGCAGATGACATTCTGTATGATAAGTTCGGTGAAACGTTAGACCTTTGGCCGCAGGAGGATGAATATGAGTCATGAGTTTGTAAGTAATTTGCGGAATATTGCCACTTTTGCCAATAGTCAAGAGGTAATTAAAGATAAAGAGACGCAAAGTGACTACATCGATGAAATCAATCATATCATCAAAAAGGCCGCACAGCGAGGAGAGTTCTTCTATACATACAATGGTGTAAAAGAAGATATGGTAATGAAGCTAGCTATTTATTATGATTCTCTTGGTTTTGTTACCAGCGTGCAGAAGGATAGATATAGCGGCTCTTGGTCGCTTTACTTGAATTGGATGTAAATATGAGAGCAGAAGAAGCTAAGACTATCGCACGAATTGCCGTCCAAGAGAAGCATGAAGCTGAATTGGCTAAGATTGCGGCAAAGCGCAAGGAGATGGATGAACGGCTAGAATATTATTGTAATAGTTTAAGCACTTTAATTGAGAATAAGGCTAAAGACGGTAACTTTGATGCGAGGTATCGCATCAATGCTGAAAATTTTGATTCAGAGCATATGATTGAACTTTCCGCGCGTCTTGAAGACGATGGCTATGATGTTGATTATAAATTTTTTGAAAAAGGAGAGCGTCGTATTGTTAAACCGGCTCATTGGCTACTTTCAATCTCTTGGCGATGATATGTCCGCAGACAATATGCGGAACGTGACTAAAATTGCCCTTGATAATATGAAAGCCAAAAAGAAGAAAGATGAAGAATGGCATCAAAAGCTGATGGACAGGCGTGTGCGGCCAGTAATAAAAGTTCTCGAAGAAGAAGTTAAATGTTCGGCGAAAGATGGCAAAACCAGAATCGAGCAAGAGATTGAAGATTATTATCTAGATTTGCCGCACATGGAAAAAATCAGAGATTATTTTAATGATTTGGGCTATAATGTGATGTTATGGGATACCCATAATGGTCCAATCAGTGCTTCTTTTAAGCCTTTAATCTACACAATCAGTATTTCATGGGAGTAAATATGGGCATCGAGACTATTTTAGGAGTTGTAATTGGAACTATTGTATGCGCTTCTCTTCTCGTTTTTCTCTTCACTGGCTGGGATGATAGCACGCTCTCAGATGATTTTTAATTTTACATGCGGCCTAGGACTACTTATTGGTCTATATATGGTCGTGTGGGGTTTACATGAGTTCTGGCTGATGTACCAAGAGGAAAAGAAACTAACACATCAGATGAATGGTCGGCATTGGGCTAGTTAAACACTATATATTGTGTGCGGCCTAGCACAATATATAGTAACACAATATATAGGGTGGGTTAATTAATAGCTCATAAGCACGCGGCTTAACCTTAAGGTTCAAGTTTAACTTGAAGGTTTGGCCGCGTTATCTTTATATATATTACCAATTATAATACTATAGCCAGTTTATTGAATAATATTAAAACGGAAACGTCGAGCTTGAATTCGGCAATTAAAAATATAAAACGTATAAGTTTACTTAAAATATAAAATAGGCCCTCTGAGTCCATTCTGTGGGCTTCCAGGGCTATATTTTCTTCTTGCTTCTGGCTATATAATATTATATAATATTATTAAAGAAAGGGAAGAAAGGAACCTGATATGGGCATGAAGTTCACTCCTGAAACCATCCAGTACCTGTTTGATGAGAAGACCCGCGATGCCGCAAATGCAATCAACAGCGGTGAAAAGTCGTGGTTGAAAGCCAAGCCAATTGAAGCTATCGCCGCAGAAGTAATTGAATCTGCGGAGAAGGGTGATTTTTGCGCCTATTGGGTTATTTTTAAGGGTAGCGAGAAAGAGGCTATGGAAGCTCGTAAAACGCTTGAAGAGCTTGGTATGGCTGTTGAGGACTACTACTGGCATGATGATGGCGAATATGATACAGCAGGTGGCCGCATGAGTGTTTACTTCTCCCACCTTCTGGTGTAAAGATAGGATTATATTATGGTGATTTGTGCGGCATATGCCAAGAGACTGAAAGATAATGAGCTTACACGATATGAGAAAAAAATAGTGGATGTGCATACAATTTGCAGCATATTCAATACCGCAATAGTCTGTACTGAATGTAAAGACGATTGGCCGCTAGCTATCTCTAGGAAGAGATTCGAGCCGTATCTTTTAAGTGATGATTGGGTGTGGGTTTCTTCAAGTGTTGTGGATGTTCTTGAAGGCGCTGGATATGATGTTGTAAAAAAGCAGGATAAAATCGTCGTGGACATACCAAGAGAAGAGAAAAAATAAAATAGAAAATGATGATAAACCCGTGCGGCGAATGCCGTGCGGGTTTTAGTATATCTAAAGGAAGTTGGGCAAAAGAATATAATTTATGATATGTATTTTTTGTATATAATGTATAAAATGTATATAATAAAGATAGGAGAAAAGAATGAATAAACATGTAAACATCGGTATGCCGCAGGAGAAATATGATGAATGGTTTGCGGCGATGCTCACTATGGGATATAGCAATTTTACGCAATTCGTGCGTGATGCTATTCAAGAGAAAGTGGATAGGAACGCTGTAACTGGATTAACGGTTTTGTCTGCGTTAAAAAGTTAACGGTCTTGTGTGCATTTTGATTATTGTGGCAATCTTATAATTATAAAACTCTTGTGGTTACGAAAATAACGGTACAATTCGTTTTAACAAAACCGCAGGTAAAATTGGTGCATATTTTTTAACTATCAAAAAGGTCAAAAAAACTGCACCAAATATTGAGAAACCGCAGGTAAATTTAGTGCAGTTTTTTTAACCATATGAAACAATAAAAAAACTGCACCATTATTTCTAAAAAGGTTAAAAAACTGCACCAAATATGTAAAAAAGGTTAAAAAAACTGCACCAAATATGTAAAAAAGGTTAAAAAAACTGCACCACTAGTAAATTATAAGTAAATTATATAAAGTACTTTATATAAAAGAAAGGAATTATATGAAGCAGTCTAGGATAAGTTTTAATGTTAACGACGATAAGATGCAAAATAAATATTATAATCCTTTAGCCATAGGATTGATTAGTCTTGATGCCCCATTGAATAAAGATACTCACACTCGAACATTAAAAGTAAAAGCAGCAAATAAAAAATTGCGTGATATTGGTTTTTCTAAATATCAAATTAAGAAATTCTGGGATTGCATGGCGCAATTAGAAATACTGCAAATTGACGGTTCAGAATGTATTATTCTGCCAGTGGAAAAAAGATTCGTCGCTATCCCAATAGAGACGGTACGATTCTGTGTGAACACTTTATCCAGCGGTTGTTTTAAAACTTATTGTTATTTAAAATCTTGGTATCAATTGCGGCAAATTAAAAACTATAAAGAGAATTACTTTTTTTCATATTCTGAAATAGTAAGAGCGTTCGGAATGAAAAAAAATAATGTATTGCTTAAAAAAATTCGAGAATATGTCAATACGCTAAATGCGATAGGATTGATTGAATGTGCTCAAGCTGGTGTATATAGAAAAGGACATCATGGACAGTATATAGAATTATACCAAGTAAATGATTATTGCCCAGCAGAGATTGAAGCAATTGAATCATTAGATAAGATTATTGAAGATGAAAAAGACATTCCAGAAGATTATGATCCATTGGATGTGAATCCAGAATATGCCGCATTATGTGATGGAGACAATAGTGTTGTGAAGCAAAAGACTATTGACGCAGAAGAACATCGGTTGCCGCAAGATACATCAATACGCTCTGCTGATTTTAAAATAAATTGGAAAAATGGTGAAATTTCTTTTGAAGAATACAAAGAATGGGTTAAAAAGCAGTATCTGCCAGTGTATCAGTTTAAAGTGGATATGAAAGGGAAGAATAAAAAGATTTTTGAAGAGCATGAAAATGTTTGCCAAGAGTTTTTAGAAGAGCTACGTGGTGAATTTCCTGCAGGAGATTTACATAGATAGTGGAACACATAGATAGTGGGACAGCTTTCCACTTTTGACTTGATATGGTTCATTATATTGGTTTATTTTGGGAATGCGTCCCACTTATGATGACATAGGGTGGGGTGAGAGGTATAGAATTCTCCCAGATAAGGTAAAAAATGATTACACTATCCAAATGCAATTTGGAATGCGGTATTATATATGAACATATGTTCATATGTCAATATATTTTTTTTAGTCCTCTGACCTGCGGAAACGTTAAAAACCACCTCATTTCCCGCAAGTCGAACCATATAACGTTTCATTGTACTCTTGGATTTTTTGAACCAAGAGAAAGAAAAGTTTGAACCAAGAGAAAGAAAAATAATGTTCTTAACAAATAAAAAAAATGCCCGTGCGCGACCTTGTGTCGTGCAGGGGCCTTGTGTCGTACAGACAGAGAGAGTTCAAAGAAAAGAAAGAAAAAGAAAAAGTAACACAAAAAGAAAAAGAAAGAAAAGAAATTAAAAAATACTTTTACTAAAGTAAAAGTATTTTTATAATTATTATTTATTTTAAATAATTTATATTATTTAATTTATTATAATATAATAAATATTATTTATAATAT